TTTGAATCGTTGAATTTTGTACTAAACTTAACCAAGTGTAGTCTGTATCTTATAGCTTTACCATAATAACCTTTTATTGTTAAATAAAATATTGGCCAAGGTACATGAAAAAATGCCTTATAAGGTGAATCCTCAGGTGCACTAAATAATGTTTTACCTCTTACATCAATAAATGTAATATTAACTTGTGGAACAAAATTTGCACCCCTAACCTGTATATTAATACTGTCTATTCCAAATGATTCACCAGTTGAATCACTTTGAAAATTGTACACATTATAATTTTCTCCCTTGCCTTTTACACCCGCCTTTACTTCTGAAAACTCTTCTGTCCAATCACTCGTATAGTCTTTACCGTTACCTAAAAAATTAAATGTTCCTTTTGCAATAGAGGTTAAGGTATTTTGGTCACCTGTTGAATAAAAAGTCGTTCTTGGTATGATGTCAGCCTCTAAATTAGCATACATCACCAATTTCTCATGTTCAATGTTTCTTGGTGATATTGTACCATCATTTGAAATAACACTATTAGGGTCGATATACATTAAATTGTTTTGATCGACCTTAACTAATATACTTTCACTATTTGATTTACTTTTCGCCATAATATAGGTTATACAATTCTACACCTCTTTTGTAATCTTGTAAAGTACTAATTAATGGAAAAGGTATCCTGATTAAGAAATTATTTGGTATTTCGAATTCAATACTACCAGCAAGTGGATTCGCTTGTAAGATTATCCAACCAAACAAGGGGGTACCATAATAGTCTTGGGATATTTTATCCAATCTATCTTTACCCTTTTTAAACTGTAGATATTTGTCTGTTCCTTTAATTGGTAATTCAATACCCGGAACCATTCTAAAACTACCGTCGTCTATAAAAAACTCATATCTGTCAAAATAGTCTCTACTCATCTTTTATAATAGTTTAATTTATCTGTTGGAGGTACTTTACTTGAAAATAACTTTTTTATGTCTTCGGTTACGGTTTCATTAGTTTCAGGAAGTATCATTTTATAACTAATTTTTTTATCATTTGGTCTTGGTAAAAATTTAGTAAATTTAAATGAATCGGTTTCCTTCTTTATTAAATCTTCCGTGACTACGACTTTGTAATCTAAGAAAATACCAATCGCCTCCTCAAGTTGATTTAAGAATCTTGAATCGAAAAATTCGGGGTCATCTTCAAATGTTGCCATTATATTTTTTAACTCACCAGCAAATAATTCTGATAATAACTCACCAAACTGTTCATCTTGTAAATCAATATTATTAAAATCAATAGTCGTTACATCCATTCTTTCATAGAATTTAGAACTGTTATCTTTAATATAATTAATACAACTTTTATAGTTATTGTAGAAGTTTGTTGGTGTAAAACCAGAAAGTCCTGATTTAATACCTAAGACATCTTCTAATTTAATGTCGAACCCATTTTTAGTTATGAAATTAAGTTTATCTAATTCACTAATAAGTTCTTGCATTTTATCTTCTAATTCCACGAATAATTTACTATCCATGAATTCGTCTATCTTTTCAACTAATTTTGTTTTTGTAAATTCGGTTAATCTTTCTTCGGTCCCAATAAATCTTATATCATCGTCACCTAAAAAATTAAAATCGTCACTAACAAAAATACCGTACATTTGAGTGGAATCGATTTTTTCTAATAACTTTTCTTTAAGTATTCTTGTGTAATATGATAAATCTTTACTTTTTTCATATAACCCAAATAATGAAAGTGTTTCATCCGAAGCATCTGTGTTAGCGGTATATCCTGTTATTTTTCTATAATTTGGATGTAGTGCTAATCCTGCTAATATAGGACCAAATTGTCCTTCTGTTTGTACACGTGTTACACCAAAAGATTCAACATATGATTGTGTCTTTTTGAATAAATTATCAATAATAGTAGTATAGTCTAAAATTTCGTTAGATAAATCACCTAAATATTTTTCTTTAGTTAGTTTGTTTCTGTTTTGGTCGTTCGCCTCTTCAGGTGGTACATATCTATTCAATAATTCTTCTAAGAATGTTTTGGTGAATCCTGAAGTATCCATACCACCCATTTTAGAATTAGTTGTTATTGATCTCTCATCGTACATTTCAGTATTAGCATAGAAGTTAGAAGACAATGCGTTTTGTAATCTTGCCACCGGTTTTTCTAAACCTTGTCCACCGATAAAGTTTACTTGTAATGATACAGTTGCAATCATTGGTTGTACACCAATACCTTCAGGATTTAAATCCCAAACACCATCATCAAATGTTATGTTAACATCACGTATAATAACTTTTGAGTGATAAAAATCACCTATTCTTAATACACATATAGGTGGTGGACCAAATGAAGTATTTCTTGCATTTAAATCTGTATCATCCGCAATACCTTTTAATGGTATCGTATCTCCAGGTCTAATACATTGTTGTAAGAATGTAAGTCGAGCATTTAATCCTTCGGGTGTTGTTGAGTGAAACGCCGGATGAAAATATCTTAATTTTTCTCTTAACGAACTAAACGCAAGTGGAGAATCTTCTTCTAATTTTTTAAAGTAGTAACACTCAGATAAAGTCTTCATGATGATTCTTTTCATAACATCAATCGGGGGTTTCTTTGCTGCCCTACCTACTTTAATTGTTCCGTCCTGTACCAATTTTGTTTTTGGTGGTTCACCCGGTATATCTGTTGTTTTTGGTGGATTTGTCTTAGGTTCTTCAGGTTTAGGTAATTGGTCATATTCCATCTTAACGTAAGTCTGTCTACAACCAAACGCAATTGGTGAATTAATACGTAAATCAACATAATTAAAATTTGCGGTGTGACAATCTTTACCTGATTCGTTTGCCACAAATTCACCGGCACTTGTAGTATTAATTGTTAGTTTACCATCTCTTTCATAACCTAATTCTCTATATGTAAATTCAATAACTTTAAACGCCTTTTCCGCACCTTTTGCTGATTGTATTTTATTTGAATCAAGTTTCCATTTCTTATCTAACGACGCTTTACCAATTGTTACGTCATTCGATATTTTAGAAATTATTTCTTGTAATATTGCGTGTGTTCTTCTTAATGATAACTTAAAGTTATAGTTATTATCGGCAACTGCCGATGTTGATGAAAGAATTGTAATTTTTACATCCTCAACAGTTTTACCCGATATATCAATTTTAAGTGTATCAAGTTTAGTGTTAAAGTCTGTGTAACCACTTGTTAACTTACTATAAGATTCTTCAAGAATTGATTGTTGTTTTGTTATCGCGCCCGGTAAATCACCTGATGTTAAGTTTTTATAACCTAATAGTTCTAAGTCTTTTTTACCTTTTGCGTTTGGATTACCCGAATTGAATACAACCGTAATGTCATTACCTAAATTTGTTTTAGATGTTTCTTTGGCACTTATTAATGAATCATAAAATGTTTTATATGATTGTCCTGAAATATAATCATTACCCTTTGGAAAATCATTTGGGAATTTTAAATTAATATCTAACTTAATTGGTTTTGACTGAGCGGGTTTTGCGGGGTCTTCACCGCCAGGTGCTGGTTTTTCAGTTTCAGGAACCTCTAATTTAAATTGGGGTATTTCATTAATTGGTCCACCTTCATCCAAATATTGTTTTATTAAATCAACATCACTTCCGTCAAGTGTTGTATATGTTCTTATTAAACTGTAAAAGTCAATATCTTTACAACCTGCAAAAAATGAATTTATATAATCATCCGCAGCCTCATCTGACATTCCTTTAAAATGTTCTCTCGTTAATAAGTTCAATATACTTGGGTGATCCACAACTACTTTAAAGGAAACCTGTCCACTTCTTTCCGTATTTTGATATGTATAAATTGGTTCGGGTCTACCTAAAAATGTGTTAGATTCCCATCTCGCATTATTTTGTTCTGAAACTTTTAAATCGTATGGTGGAAACCACATAACTCTACCACCATTTGGTCCTCTTTCACAGTATGGTAAATCCAATACCGTAAATCCTTGTAATGTAGACGATTTCCACGCTAAGTTTTCAATTGAAAACATGTATTTTTTCGCATAAAACCCTTTTCCATCTTTGTCTCTTCCAAATGGATAACCATCAACAATATTAGTTGAACCGGCAAAATCTTTATTACCATTTGACATTGGACCTATATTAAGGTTCCATGTGTCGGACATAACACTTGCGTCGAACTTTCTTATATTAGTTCTTCTATACGGTCTTGTTGACCTCTGATAAAACTTTCTATCAAGTGGTTCACCATGTAACGGCATTATGTCACCATAGTTCATATATGACCTATCCTTGGTCCATACTCTACAATATTCAACACCAGCATCTTCTCCCTTACCATCAAGGTACTTAACCGCAGAACCTCTTGAAATTTGTATATTACCGTCTTTAAACGCTCTACTTGTTTGATCTATAACATTACCAATGTGGTCAAATCTTGAACCATCTTTTGGCATCGAATTTAAAATCTCTTGAGTTAACCCTAAAATAGAATCTTCCCTGAAACCATATTTCGTTGATAAACTTTCTTCTAATTTTGACCTTTCGGATTCCCATTCATTGTTATCCTTACCTAATTTATTTTGGGAATTAGAACTATACCATGTTAAGTTACCACCAATATTACCACCTTGTGAAATTGGTCTTGTTTTGGTTGGATTATTAAATAGGTTAGCAGCGACATCGTCAAACATTACACTTAAGTAATATGGACTTTTAACAGGTCTATCGTTAAAGTCACTCATCGCTCTTTTAACATCATCACCTCTATCGTCACCAATATATGCCTTACCCGCCGGAGCCTCGGTTCCTAATATATTTTTTACACCTTGAGCAACTTTATCTATAAAACTAAAAATTTTACTACTGTTTTGTGATCTCGCAGTTGTAGTATAGTTTGGTGCGTATGTGTTGAATGTTAAACCATCAAATAATCTTTGTTTTTGACCTTCACCCATATATTCAATGAATAAATCTGAAGGTTTTCTTGATGGTTTAGGTCTTCTTTGTATGCCAATTAATGAACCAATAGCACCTGTTATATCTTGTATTAATCCACCTACAGCAGTTCTTGCTTCAGGTCTAAAATTAGGTGTTGGGTTTAATGGGTTTGTTAAATAATCTCCCGGTATTTCACTAAATGGTAATTGTGTACCACTTAAGGTTTGTAAAAAATCAATCGCCTTTCCGGGTAATGTTTTTGCTACGGTAATTTTATTATTAGATTCAACTAATGGTTCTTTACCTGTTAATATATTTGATAAAGTGGCAGTGTTCCCATCTAACGCATCGAGTAATCTAATTCTACCCGTAGTTGCCGTTTCTAAATTTCTTTGTACTCTTGATAAAACAGGTCCCTGTCTATCGTTTTTAATAGTGTTTGCTGCAAATTTAAATAATTCAGATTCAGTATCATATGATGATGAACCCATTATTCCAATTAAATTATAATTTGGGGAATTGGTTGGAAAATATGGATAAAGTCCTAAGTTTCTTGATATAGGTAAAATATCTAAATTTTCCCTAATAATATAATCAAGTGGTCCAAATGTGTTGTTGTTCTGTACCTTAACTAAAGTTTCTCTTCTATTGTCATCAACATCACCCGGATCAAGATTCGGTTGTATAGTTACATTTTGATATATGTCAGGTATGTTAGGTTGATTTAAGGTCTTACCTAAGATAAAATCTCTGAACTTTTTTGTGGAATCAAAATCTAAGTAACTTGGCATTATTTTCTTTTATCTATAAATAGGTATGAACGAGAAATATTAAAGAGTTAAGTAGTCTTTAGCGTCGGAATTTCTTAATACATCTTTCCAAACACCCTGACTTCTCATTATTTCATTTGTTAGTTGGTCACCAATATTCGGTACGGTAACGTTTAAATTAACATTTTTTGTAGTTTGTGTGGGTTGTTGATTTGTTGTCTGTGTCTGTGTTGATTGTCCACCAAAATACTTATTAAATTCTTCGGTAATTTTATTCTTAAGCTTTTCACCTTTATCTCCTAAATATTCCGCAGCGGCACTAACCAAAGGGTTATCGTTTAAGAATTTATTAACTAAATTTTGAGCACCTTCAATACCTGATTTAATTAAATCTGGATTATTTTTAAATGTTTCATCCGCAAACTTGGAAACATTATCTAACGCCATTTGTGTTATATTGTCAAGACCTCCACTACCATTTATACCGTCTCTACCGATTCTTGTTAGATTCCTTAATTGCATTTGTACTAATGCGGCAACATCTCTTTGGATGTTTTCAACATTGTCTAATTGGTCTCTAGCAATGTCCTCTACACTCATTTGTTTAAACTGTTCTCTGTTTTGTAATAAAGCATCGATAGTTGTTTGACCTAAATCTTCTATCGCTTTACCTTGTGTATCGATACCTAATTTTTTCTGTAAACTTTCAGGAACATCAATAATCATTTTACCACCCTCCATTCTTGAAAGGTTAGTTAGGAATTCTTGATCTTCAGGTTTTAAATTTAACCCCTTACCCATTAATGCAGTACTTGCTGCTAATCTTTCTTGAGACGCTATTGCAGTTCTTGTAAGTTCCTTATAATCAATACCAAGAGTTTTAGCCATCTCTCTTGCTCTTCTCAAGTTAACTCCCGATATTTCAAATCTACCTTGTTCACTATTATATGTTGCTAAACTACCTGCCGCCTCAATTAATGCATCTTGTAAACCTTCAACGTTATTTGTTGCCATATACATCAACTTAAGTGGGTCGTTAAAATCACCAATTGCACCACCTAATACTTGTAAATTTGCAGATAACTCTATTGCTTTATCGGGGTCCATAACGTTTTCCGCAATTTTAAATGCTTCACCCATACTAAGTCTAAATTCAGTTGCCTTCCTTGACATCTCTGCCAATCCCTGTATACCATTTTTAAAACCAAACTCATTTAGTTTTTCAATATTTGTTCTTAAATCTTGTGTTGTTTTTTTACCTGAAAGTCCTAATTCTATTGAAGCCTTTCCCGCCTTTTCAATTGCTCTCGTGGTATCACCGGCACCAACACCAATTTTTTCAAACTGTGATATTGCCTCTCCCATGTCTTTTATGTTACCAATAAATGCTCTTGAGGTGGCAAACGTACTTTCAATTGTTTTTTGTGAGATTAAATTAAAACGACCGGATTCCTCCATGATTTTTTGAATCATCTCTTTTACGTTTGTCATACCGTAACCGAATCTAATGCCGGCCGCGGTTGAGTCTACGATATCGTCTCTTAATGATTTTGATAAATCTCCAGCAATACCAATATTTTCATTGATATCCGTTCTAAGTTGTGATTCTCTCTTTACTTGATTTAAAATTTGATCTCCAGCAACACCAATCATTCCAAACAATGATTTTATACTAAGACCGCCTTTTTGTACAACTTCTAATAAATTTCCAACTCTAACAATTTCATCACTAGAAAATTGTGATATTTGTTCTGAACTAAAGGCAGAAATTGAAGAGTTTAACGCTCCCGCAATTGAACCTGTCACACCCGCACCAGATGATGTAGATATTGGATTTCGTCTATTATTATTTTGACCATTTAAAGATTTTAAAGCGGTTTGCATTTCAGATTTAAATTTATCTGAACTCATGGTGGCTTTGATTTTCTCTAATTCACCGATTGGGTCACCACTTTTAAGTGCTTCTAATATTCCTGACATAACTATAAATAGATTATTGTTTGTTTTCTATTTCAATTATGTAGTTAACATAGTATCTTCTTAGATAAATTGGCATAGTGAGTAATTCACTATAATTGAAACCTTTTTTAATTAAATATAAAAACTCATCAAGCTGAGTTTTCCTATATTCCATAGAAAGGGCGAAAAAACTCAACCCCGAATCCGATATTAACTTGGATTGTGTCTCCTGACGGGGTGGTTGTTGTTTGGACTAAATCTAATCCGGGTTTGTTATCTCTTACGAATTTTTGAAAATCTTGTGAATCTTTAATTGGTAATGTTTCAATGAAATTTCTAATATTCATTTGATCTTTATTACCTTGTACTGATTTAATCATCATTTCAAGTCTTTTTGTAACAATAGGTGCAACACCAATACCGTTCCAACTAACCTTAATTTGTTCTAAATCGTTTTCTTGTTTTTGTGTTAAGAATTTAAAAGTAACTCCCACTTTAGATTTTTCCATGAAATAAGAATACTCCCCGTTTGAATCTTCAGGTAAATTAAAATCTTTAATTTTTAATGTTGATAAGTCTATTTCAAATGTAAATGGTTCTCCCGTTTTTGGGTCATTTGCTGTGATTTTATATTCAGAACCAAATGCGGTATTTCTCAAAAATATAAGAATTGCTTGTCTATCTTCATCAACAATATCGTCGACATTAATGTCCTTATCTAATATTTTTCTTTTTAATAATTCGTCAACAACCGTATTAGTTGCCACTAAATTCGGTGATGATAAGATATTCTCATCGGCGGCGGTAAGATATGCCACTCGTAATGATTTCTTTTTATTTTGGTAATGAATTCCTTTACTTGGTAATTCAACCACGTCGTATGCGATTGTTGGGTCTATTCTAAATTCTTCCATAGGTATAATTTAACTAATAACTATACCAAAGTAAAGTTTATATAAAAAATAAAGGAGTGTCGTCGAAACAACACCCCAATATAAGCAGATTATTTTTATTATAAGATTAGTAAACTTGAATACATCTATCCATTCTTAAAGAACATGTGATAGAGGCTAAATCATCTCTTGAGTAGTCTAATTCATTGAAGTTCAAGTCAGTAATAAACGCTCCTTGAATAATCCATTTTTCAACTACAACACCTGTTGGGTCAAGCATTTCTAATTCAATATCTTTTTTATATCCAGCAGCATAACCCATTCTACCTGTAACTGATTCCGCATGTAAACGGAACCACTCCATTAAAGCTTGAGACGCTGAAGGACCAATTGGGTCTTTAAATGTCATTCTAATTTCATTCCACTCGAATCTACCTGCAACATATGTTGAGGTGTTCAAGAAAGGAATTGCAACTGAGTTAATTTTTGCTGAAGGTCTAGCCGCCGATGTTACATACCATTCATTGATACCCAAAGATGATGGGAATCTAACGATAAATCGGTTTACTCTTTTCGGTTCGTATGGAACCGGCATTTTCATTAATAAATCTGCCATTTTGTATTTGTTAAGTTTTTTAGTTATTTTTACCTTCTAATAAATATACCTCAAATGGAAATAATTTTTTTTAAGATTATATATCAGAAATAGTTGTTTTTATCAATAATTTTTCGTAGTTTTTTACAAGCCCCAGTATTACCAGTTCCAGTATAAAATTTCTCTAATTATCTATCATTAAATATAAATACTAGTTTAACTAGTTCTAGTATACTGGATTGGGTATAATTGTATAAAAATTATAAAATATGTTTCCACGTGGAACATCTAAGAAATAAGAAAGGGTTCCACAACGGGAACCCTTATCTATTTTATATCTCCTTTTAGATTAGATATTTTCAAATGAAGCTCCTGTTGGAGTAATGATGAACTCTACATCAATAAATTCAAGAGAACGAGTTGGTTTGATATAAATCTTACCTCTCAATGTATTAGCGTCAATGTCCTCAGGATCACTTGATACCGATACACGGAACTCATAAAGACCTCTTTCCTTCTTAATTGATTCCAAAATTGGGTTTACCAATCTTAAGAACTCATTTCTAACCTGTTCGTCATTTTGTTCAAATAACAATCTAACAGCAACCGCAGAAATTAATTTTCTTGCTCTTAAAAGTAATCTTCTTACGTTGATTCTATCAAGTGCCGATTCTTTAACTTGTAAGGTTTTGTTACCCCAAATAATTGTACCTGTATCAGAGAATGTTGCGATTGGGTTTATTCTGTTTTTGTAAAGGTTATCTCTTTCATCAAGTGTTAATTTCTTAAACGCTTTGATTGAGTTAACAATACCTCTTGAGTAACCCGCCACCGCGAACCAAGGATATGATACATTATCTGTCAATGCAATGTTTCTTACAACCTCCGCAGTTGGTGGGATGTAAAGTTGTGTGGCATTGTCAGTGTCTCTTACTTGAATCCAAGGCCAATATGTTGCTGAATAGTTAGAATCTAATCCTAAGTTATCAACTTCTTCAGAAATGTCGTCTGCCGATGTAATAAATTCAGGACCCGGAGCGTTCATGATATATAACGAATCCGCTCTTTCGTTTTCTACCATATCAATTGCTTGATTTACTAGTGAACTGTGATTTAAGAAATCGATACCAGGAGTTGCAAATACATTAATATCAACAGCTTCAGGGTTTGCAAATGTCTCAATACCTTGTAAATAAGAGTAGTAATCAGAATTAGCAACATCAACATTAAACACACCACCATTGTCTTGGTTGTTAAGTGTATATGTAGATTTACCAAAAATGTTAGCATCTCCGAATGTTCTTACGTTTCTATAGATGTCCCATCCATCAAAACCACCACATACCGCAAATGTAAATTTACGATTTGCTAATGTTGTAAGTTTATTACCTGTTCCTGATTGACCCTCTAAATCATATGGAGTTGTTTTAAACGCATATCCTGAGTTTGTTGCCCCTGTGATAGTTGATGCATTTGATGATAAGTGGAAACCGTGTGTTACACCATTTGCACCTAAACCCTTATATTTCAATAAATCTCTGTCAAAACCAATTTTAGAAGAAAGACCTAATGATACTTTTCTAATTTTATCACCACCTTCAATATTTTCAGAACCATCTGCGTCGTATGTTACAACATCACCAGCGTCATAGTAATCTGTTTTATATAAAACATCACCTAATTGTGAACCAGAACCAAAACTTGAATTAGTTGTAAATCCTTTGAACCCTGATGGGAAAGCATCTGTTGGGTGACTACTTGCCATTGACAACATTATATACTTTGAACGTAATTCATATTCACCATCTGATGTACCCACTTTTCTAGCAACATAACCTGGTAAATCAGGATTCATTGAACATCTTGAATATTTCTCAAGAACTACTTGATTGTCATCTGTATCGTTAAAATCACGTACAATTAAATCAAATTCACCCGTTTCAAGATTAATATTTTGAACTGTTATTTTAACTTGGAAGTTAGCGGCTTCACCGTCTGATATCGTAATAACATCAAACAAATCTGAAACGTTACCACCACGTACTTCTGAAACTACAGTTGGTGACAATGTCGTATCCCAAGATTTTATAAAGTTATCACCATCACTTTCATAAGCTTCGGTTAAACTTAAACCTCTTACATATCCTCTTTGGAACGCCTCTTTTAATAATTTTGGATAAACTTCATGAACATAAAGAGGAAATTCGGTTCTACTCTTATCAAATACACTTGTACCTAATACTTTTGTGATGTATTTTGTGGAAGTTGTATCTAAAGAACAAGTGTAAGATTTAGCACCCGTCGAACCCGTAACATTAATAATAAATTCACCTAATGGATTAATTTCAATGTTATCAACATCTTCAGTTATTGAGAAATAACCGTTTGTTGTAATTTCATGTGACAATGTGTTTCCACTATAACCACCTCTTGATCTCAAACCAGCAACAACTACGTTATCATAATCTGAGTTTAAACTAGCGTTATATGTGTATTTTGTTACATCAAATCTAGTTGTCCCACTATTGTAAATAAATTTATATGAATAAACTTCATCATTATTACTTGACACTAACGTATTGTACCATTCTTTTCCATTTACATTAACGTCATATAATTTACCTGTTAATGGAGAAACCACTTCGGTTCCTGTTGGTTCAGACCCTGTACCCAATTCTCCCATAATAAACCAGTTATTATGATTTGCGGATGTGAACCCACTAAAAGTTTTGAAAATATAGTCAGTAATTGAATCACCATCTATTGATGTTTTACCCGATAATTCAGCGTAAAGAGTGCTACTTGTTAAATTTGCCATGGTGTTACCTGACATTACTAAACCTGTTGTTACTCCACTGTATGTACCTAAGTTAATACCTCCGATTGTTTTGATACCAAATGTTTTGTTTGGTTTATATCCTGTCAAACCTAAAATTCTTGTTACGAATAATTGGTTAGACTCTTGTAAATAAGATTTAGCAACATAAGGAAGTTCATATTTTGGATTTAAGTTACCGTCCTTTTCTGGAGAAGTACCACCAAAATATGTTTTAAATTCGTCGAAATCTGTAATTAAAATTGGTTCGAATGCTGGACCTTTTAATGTCTCACCCACTAAACCCAATGTTGTTACTCCGACGCTCTGTGCTACGAATGTTAGATCCTTCTCAGATGTGTAGACACCTGGAGAAACGAATACTCTGTTTGAATTTGCCATCGATTTTTGTTTGGTTAATTAATTTTATTAGTTATCTAATAAATATCTTTGTTTTTACCAAAGATTTCCCTACTTTTTTAAAAAAGATATATTTATATCTTTTATTATCTTTTATTATCCTTCTATATGGAAAACAAGCAGAAAAACGTAAAAATCAGTGACAAACACCACGAAATGTTAAAAATACATTGTGAAAAAAATGGATTAAAAATCTATAAAGTTTTAGAAAAATTTATAGAGGACACCTGTAAACCTAAAAAGAAAGACATTTACGGAGAAAGTTAGTGTAAGTATGTAACACCAATTACTGAACCGATAACAGGGACACCTAATAATGTTACTTGATTTGTTCCCGTAATGTCAAAACCAGAACCCTCCTCTTCAACAAGACCGTTAATATCTAAGGTAACAATCGCATCTATTGAATTTAATAACGTAAATGATACTGAACCGCCGTTATATGTGTAATATTCTGTCGAAACTTGTATGGTCTTACCGTAAGTGTCAACAATGATATTATTTCGTCCTTTATAATATGTTATAATAATAGTACTACCTTCTGAAGGGGCCTCACTAAAAGTAATTTTTGATGTAGTAGAAACGTGGAAATATTCAACATCTCTTTCTTGTAAAAGACCGTTAACTGAAACATTAAATAAAATACCAATACTTTCACCAACACTAAATTGGGTTTGCATACCATCACCCGTAAATGACATTACGGTAATATCGATAATTTTATTAACAAATTTCTTTTGATAACCCTTTGGTTCAATAAATTCATTTAACAATATCATTCTACTAATTGCTGGTTTTACTTCAAATTCTTCCGAATCTATAAGGAAACCTAACATTGTGAATTTATAATTCTGTAAATAAAATCTACGACCATCTATAAGTTCCATCGGTGTATTATCCTCAATACTGTCTAATATTAATGGTACATAGTGACCCTTTACGGTGGTGTACGCTTGTCTAGATGAGAATTTTTGTAATACTATCTTATTGAACTTGTTTAAATCTCTAATTTTAGTACATACAATATTAATTTCATATGTAATATCAATTGCCACTGGTTGTGGCATTTTATAAACGTCCGCACCTAATTGACTTCCGTTCCAAGTTGGTACCGAAGCGTAATAAAATGTACTTCTATCAGGTATGGTTCTTTGTACTACTGGATTTGTTCCGGGTTGAACCTCAGGTCTTCTAACAATAGATACAAAAGGTAATTTCATGTTACCATCATCATCCGAAAATTCCCAATTATTTGAAAACTCACCCCACCTTTGTATGGTTAATATTCTTGGTATAATTGGAATAGTATTACCGTCACTAACCACCTTGAAATTGGTTTTAACGAAGTCTAACATTCCACCATCTAAATCCTCATGTAATATGGAATCGGGTAAGTACGAGTCTGATTTAGTTATTCTATCCAATAACTCCTGTCTTCTCTCAATTACCTGTTTACCTTGATAAGTTTCCCTACCTGCGTACACATCAATATTATTTTTTCTTTTAGGTACACCCATATTATACGCCTCTAAATTCGGATTCCTGTGCCGGTACACATGTTATAGTTCTATAATGTGGTTTGAAACCAAACATTTTATGTTTATTATCGGATGTTACTCTACCATCATTTGACACTGTGTAATATCTTAACCTTTCTTCACTGTCTGAATATCCAATAAAATCACCATATCTAATATCAATTTTTAACTCCTCCAAGTGAGTAATATAAACGGATAATGTTAAATTACCCGGTTCAGCGTAACGATTTAATCCATTTTTATAAGATGAGTTTTTAGGTTCGTCTATTTTAACCAACGCATTAAACTCAATCGGAGGTAGATATTTTACTTGGTCCTTTCCCACTTCCGCATAAATGTCATCCGTAACCGTATTTTGTCTATCAACACGATAAAGGACTAATTTCATATTCAAATCACCATGTAAGTACTCTTGACCCATCTGAATATTGATGTTAAAGTCATCCTGTGAAAAGAATTTACTAAGTCTTGTAATTGGAACCTTGTTATTCATATCCTAATAAATAGTTTAATCTTACAATCTATTTAGTTATATTATATTATATTATGGAAACAAAAATTCCCGAGGTAGAGGCTCGTAACATTTTATCAACATATGAGGGTTCTAATAATCAATTATTAGAATGGAAGAGAAAATTAGTGGAAGTTAAAAATTTTAAGTTAACAAGACCACAAGCTGAGTATGTTTTTAAATTTAAAGACGTTACCCCAAAAGTTGCAAGAAAACATATCAATATAGTTAGTACGTTTGGTGAAAAGATAATGGAAGAAAGATTACTTCCAATACCACCGACTAAAATTTGGTGTGAAAAATTATTATGTGAATCGGATAAAGCATATCATATATGGGGTAAGGTTTTAGAAAGTGATCAATTAAACGCGATGTGGTTACCCAAGGCAGCAATAGTACAGGAGGAAAAGAAATTAAATAGAGTTATTGATTATTCCCCCTATAGTACAAGACCTCCAATGGACCATCAAAAAATTGCTGTTGAAAAATTATTGGCTAATGATAAATTTATTTTGGCGGATGATATGGGTTTAGGTAAAACAACTTCTGCGGTAATTGCTTCGTTAGAAAGTAAAGCGAGGAAGATACTTATTGTTTGTCCCGCATCTTTGAAAATAAATTGGGAGAGGGAAATAAGAAACTATTCTGATAGAAAAGTTTTAATTGTCGAAGGACGTAAATGGGGTTCCACTTTTGATTTCTACATTATTAATTATGATATTATTAAAAACTACCACACTACAGACAAGAGTGAAGATAGCGACGATTATAAATTATTGGTTAATGCCAATTTTGACTTGGCAATCGTAGATGAGGCTCACTACATTTCAAACGCAACCGCAAACAGAACTCGTTTATTAAATGATGTTCTTGAGACCATACCAAAAGTTTGGTTATTAACGGGTACACCAATGACATCAAGACCAATAAATTATTTCAATTTATTAAAGATTGTTGAGTCACCATTAACCTTAAATTGGCAAGCGTATGTTCGTAGATATTGTAAAGGTTACCAATTCAATGTTGGTAATCGTAAAGTTTGGAACACAAGTGGTGCAAGTAATTTAGATGAACTTCGTGAACGAACTAAAAATCTTGTTCTTCGTAGAATGAAAACTGACATTCTTGATTTACCCGAAAAAATTGTTACACCTGTGTTTGTTGAATTGAGTAGTAAGATGTACGATGAAGAGTTAGAAGAGTTTACACGTATCAGTAACGATAAGAAAAATGATGAGACAATAACTGTGACATTAAATCGTTTAATGAAAATTAGACAACTTATTGCTTACGAGAAAATACCATATACTTGTGAATTAATTGATAAGTGTTTGGAACAAGGTAAAAAAGTGATTGTCTTGACAAACTTCACAATGAGTCTTGATATGTTACATGAGAAATATAAAAAGAACTCAGTAACTCTTGATGGTCGTATGAATAAAGATAGACGTCAAGAAAATGTGGACAGATTTCAAAACGATGATAAAATAAAAGTGTTCATTGGTAACATTAAGGCTGCGGGTGTTGGTATTACATTAACCGCCGCGGAAGTTGTAATTATGAATGACTTATCATTTGTACCGGCCGACCATTCACAAGGTGAAGACCGAGCTTATAGATATGGACAAAAAAATAGTGTTCTTATTTACTATCCTGTATTTGAGAACACTGTTGAAAAGATTATATATAATATCTTACAGAAGAAAAAAGGAGTTATTGACCAAGTAATGGGTGACGGTGAATATTCAGAATCCTTTAGTAAAGATTTATTGAAAAGTCTTCTTTAATTCAACAAATTTATTTTCAAGAAGTTTAATAAGATTCTCATCTTTAAAATCACCAATTTTAATATTAATCATTTTCTCAGGTTCTTGTTGAAATATAATATTGTTAACTTCACCGGGTAAATGTTCAATTTCAATTAATATTTTATTACTAAAACAAAATTTAGCAATTTCATTTAATTTTTCTGCTACCATTATACTCTCTTTAATTATTATTGAATGTGTTATTTCATTTTTAAAAAATATATTATAACCTACCCTACTAATATATGGTTTTAAATTTTGAAATAATATTATTTCAGTTTGATTATCGTTTATGTCCACATAACACCAATAATCTACCTCGGCTCTTAAATCATTAGCTGCACCCTTTATTAAATAACCGGTTTCTGATTTATTAATTACTTTACCACCTTTAACTTGAATTTTGATTATTTCCTTTCTTTTATAAATGTCTTTTGTCACAACAGTTAACATCACGTCGATACCAATAAAATCATTTGGGTCACCTCGTTCTAAAGCGAAGTCCATATTAATTATTTTGTATTCACTAAATAACTGTTTTATTTTATACATTAAAGCAATAATCGTTATTTGACCTTTTGTCCACGATTCATTACATCTAAACCAAAAATGATAAAAATATTTTGTTTCAATATTAGTGGTGAAATACAATTCAAAATTTTGTTCAACAAACTTAAAAAGAATATTTAAATTATCTTCCCACTTTTCTCTATCGTTAAAATCCAATTCAATACCCGTTGAATCATAAAAAAAATAAAAAAAATCGTGAAAACAATATGGGTGAGTATTTGGTGTGTTTCTCCAACACCAAGAAATTGCAACTTCGTTATCATAATTTAAAATACCAAAGTTTCTATTTTTATACCAATACCCCCAAATCCCTAACTCCTTACCTTTTTTTTCAAATACGTAATTACATTTATTCTTATATAATTTTTTAAAGTCACCCTGTAAAAGACCTTTAAAATAATCATATTTATATTTCCTATTATATGACGTTAATATTTCCATAAGTCAAATATATGATATTTATAAGAATATACCAAATTATGGCAGCAACTATCATTTCACAACCAGAAAAAGAAAAATTATATACACAGGTAATGCACCTTTTAGGTATGCCTGTTCGTGGAATAGAATTAACCGAAGAACAGATGGACACCTTTATGGAGTTATCTTTGTCTGAATATGAACAATATGTATCAGATTGGTTAATAGAATCACAATGGTCAGCATTGGCCGGATTAGACGTAGACACCCAATCACTAACGAGAGCATTTACAACAAGAAGTGTCGATTACGAAACTCAGTACACATATGCTTATTCAAAAATTGTGGGTTTACAGGCTGGTGGTGATAATGAAATGAAAAAAGATTACATTGAACTTTCAGGAGGTACACAAACATACTTGATTCCTGCGGGTCGTGAAATAAACGAATTATTATGGTTCACAAGAGCAGAATTAACCGACTCAATTGTAGATCCATTTATCGGTGGTTTTGGTGGTCTTGGTGGTGTTGGATTTGGTGGTGTTGGTGGTTTCGCCCAAGTCGGAGCGTCGGGGTCATATTTTATGTTACCAGCGTATGATTTGTTATTAAGAATGCAAGATAGAAACATAAAAAACCGTCTTATCGGTGGTGAATTAACATATAGAATTACCGCAGGTCCTAATGGTACTAAATTAGTACATCTTTATAATGTACCGGGTGGTAAATTTGATTTTGGTTCAATAAGTACTAACAATTATAAGGTTTGGTATTGGTATTATGATACAACAGATAGAGATACATGTTTAGATAAAAATAAGGACGTAATTAAATTACCGTCCGATGTTGATACAGAACAATTAACTTGGGATTCGTTAAATAAACCAGCACAAAACTGGGTTAGAAAATATTTGATTGCATTTTCAAAAGAAGGTTTGGCAAGAATATGGGGTAAATTTTCAGGTGATTTACAAGTACCTGACAGTTCTGTTAAATTAGATTACTCTTCATTATTAACTGAAGCTAAAGATGAAAAATCTAAATTAGTGGAAGAACTTATGGCTAGATTAGAAAGACTCCGCCCCGATAAACTTCTTGAAAGAAAGGCTAACGAAGCGGAGAATTTAAATAAGTCTCTGAAGTTTAGAGCAATGCCAACACCTATTACGGTTATCTAAACCTCGATAGCGTGATATGCGTAATCGTGATTATTATTTTCAATAATTTCGTCTTCATTACTGATAGTACTTTCCGCCTGTAGACTTACTACTTTTCTATTGTGTTCAACCCAATATTGGTCAACCAATTTTAAACTGTCTTCTACATACATAAAGTAAGGGTCTCTTTGTACTCTGTTCCAAAATATAACCTCACTATCGGATAAAGTCATAACCTCATCGAATTTATCTTGACCTCCTTCTTTTAGGGGATAGCCATTAACAAGTTCACATTGTGATTTTGTAAAATATTGTCTATCCTTCGGGTCCTCAACTAAAATATCTTCACGAATATTTGGGTTAAATGCAACCAATAAAGGTTCGACCCTTTTATTAAAATTATTAAGATAACGAGGAACATTATAATCACCTTTTAAATTGGGGTTATTTGTTATTTCTTTTTCATCAATCATGTAACAATTAACTTCAATATAACCATCGGGCATTGGGTACCCATTTTTTGTAGTAAACTCTTCTTGTTGTTTCTTTGTTGGTTTTGTTATTTTTTGAACGTCACCGGAAGATTTTTTTGTTCCGTTATTAATGTAATAAATTGTATCACCTAAACCAGCAGGATAATCATTTAATATAATTAACTCCATGTGTGCTTGTCTTGACATTAAAGAACCCGCCTTCGTTGTCTTGGTTACATATTTTTTATATTCATTAATACCTTGCTTAACACGAGCCTTATTTGCTATTTTTGATAATGGGATTTCTTTATCATAAATCTTTTGTACATAATCATAGTACAATTCTACAAATGAATGTCCATCACCATTTAACAAATATTTTAATCCCTCGTCTAAGAACTCAACAATATATGTCTGTAATTTTTTCGATTTAATTGTATTACCCGTTAACTTAATTTTTTCTTTACCTTTCTTAATCAATTTAATGATATAGTTTTTACGAGAAACGTTAATACAAGAAGGTGCGGTGTAATCAATATCAAGACCCATTTCATTTCTCATAAAGATATCATTGAATTCCGCTGTGTGAGCTTCAATACCTTTATATTCTTTTCCTTCAATTACTAATTCATTTAAACCTTTACCAATATAAACGGCATCTTTCGCACTATCAGGTGTTTCAAAGTTAACACCATCTGTATCCATTACAAGTGGTTTATACCCTTTCTTCATATAGAACATAATCATCATACGTAAACACTGACGACCAATACAAGTAATAGTTTCACCTGAATCCATTTCCCCCCAAGGGAATACGTGTGGGGCAGATAATGAACCAAAATATGCGTTAATAAAAATCTTAATTGGTAATTGTTTACGGTCGTACATTTCTGCCGCAACAGGGTCACTATCTTTTAATTCGCTGGCAAGGTGTTTATATTTGATACGAATGTTACGGAAATATTTTAACATCGATTTTTGTACTCCCATAACATCACACGCGGGAAATACATCATACACTAATTGAATTGATGGGTAGAGTGATGAATAGTCAAACTTAACAATGTTCTTTGCGTAACCAACATTTAATAAACGAGATAGTCCTCCCGTAAACGCTCGTTTCTCATCCTTAGATGGGATTGCTAAATTATTTTCATAAGACCATGCCAACATTATTATCTTCCATAATGTTGCCGTACCCATAGTGGCAATTCTTTCATATGTTGTTGGTACCAATTTAGAAAGTAGAAATGTTGATTGAGAAAATGAATCATCAACAATCATAGTCTCATACAAGTCATCGTCAAGATATTGTTCAACAATTTTCCTGCCTGGCCATATTTCAAATTTACCCGGATATTTTCTTAACAAATCTTCTGTACCGGGTTCACCTATTTGTTTATATCCACCAGTTTTCGGGTTAACATAATAACTTTCATTATCAAGATAAATCTTAGATATCTTACTACCCTCAACGTAAACCCGATTAGGTTTTTCTTTTTCCAAATATGTTGTAATGTATTTCAAACCCCACGATTTAATCTCGGAGTTAATTGCTTGTGCTCTTCTAACAGAATGGGCAATATCAATTATGTTGAATCCCCATATCACATGTTGTGTGTAAGGCTCAACTTCATTGGCAAGTTTTAACATCCCTTCTTTTTCTTTAATACCTTGAGTAGTAAAGATTTGAGTAAGTCCATTAACATCTACACCTAAAATTTGTGCTCGTTTTAAAATAAATGGAAAGTCAAAAAAGGCGGAGTTGTATCCGGCAACAATTGTTGGTTTTAAATCTTTTATATATTGGAAAAATCTTTCAATACATTTTTTTTCTCCATCTTCTCCGAACGCAGGAATTGTTTCATTTAAACCACGATTATCTTTAACCCCAATTAATATAATAACACAAGTTTCAGGATCAAGACCAGTGGTCTCAATATCAAACACAAATCTATTCACACCACTATATTCATCAATACCTTTAAACAATCTCTTTTTTGTTTGAATAAGATATTGTTCAACGGGCGATAATACCGTAAAATTATGTCTAACTTTTTCATCCCATGGGTTTAATCCGCCCATTCTAAAAAACGAAATCAAATCCGTATACGATTTAATACTTTTGACTAAGTATTTCATACCCGACTCAAGTCTTTCGTCACCATGAGTTTCTAACTTCTCAATAATAATCCCAAACTCACCCATACGTTTTTTTTGTACGGATTTAGAATTACCATAAAAATTTAAACCTGACAAATCACCAACCCACATAAATGGTGTGAATGAATCTGGTTTTACTATTTTTCCCTTTTCGGGGTCTTGAATAATTTTGTAAATTGTGTTGGTGGGGTAGTCGTATTCAACTCCGACAATGAATTCTTCGGGGTCACCACCGTTAAGGAAGTTTTCGATAACTTCCTGAGAGATAACTTCTTTCATCTTATGATTTTTTTAAATGTGACGTATTTTCTTGTGGAAAATCCACAGTTTGCCTTGTTACATTTATAAATATAAGAAAAAAAATGGGTAATTAAAAAATATTAATGAATAATTTTTCTTTTACTGGAAGTATGAGTTTTGTTGTTGGATTACCGTTCGTATCTAAAAATTGAACAGTTATTTTCCCTTCAAATTTTCCAATTTCAGATGTTTGTGATTCTGTAAATCTATGTGTGATATAATATTCATCGGTTGTTTGATCATACCTTTTATTCCTTGTTGTGATTAAACATTCACTATTAAGAATATGAGGGACCCCTGTTTTTGTATCAGACATTTCAAATGTAATATCAGAATTTTCAAGCAAGTCATTAAATGACGATTTATCGTTTTTACCGTCATCTAACAATCTCATTTTTAATATTGGGTCACTTGCCCCTTGTCTGATAAAGAATTCCATATTTTATAAATACATACTATTAAATTTAACTATTAGTAGAAACACTAATGTAAACAGGTTCACCCACATTCCACGTTGTTCCTGATTGAATCAAAGTCGCAACACCCGACGGACTTCCGACTGGTGGTAGACCGATTCCTGTCCCAAACACAAATCCACTACTTGGAGATTCATCCCATAATTTAAATGAACTTGTATCCCCCGAATAAATCACCGTACTCAAACCCTGAGTCATACTAACAGTAATTGTTTGTCCCGTAAATTGTGAATAATAATCTGTTCTATCTATACCATCCGAATCTATCGAATTCCAATATATACCCCTACCATTTGTCGCTAACATACTTGGGTCAGTACTTCCCGTTTGAATTACTCCTTGATTCATAATGGTATTACCAGTTGTTGGGAAAGTATATGGTAATACAACCAAATTAAACCCATAACCCGTTACAGGTAATGGTGTTGGTGTTATGGTGGGTGTCGGAGTTGGAGTACTTGTTGCCGTTGGTGTTGGTGTTGGTGTTACCGTGTTTGTTGCATTATCTAATGTAATATCAAAATATAATGGTGAATTAGATGGAATTGATCCACCACCTTGACATCCATAAGCCAACGATGATGGTATAATTAATTTAATTCTACCACCTATACCGATTAATGGAAGACCTATTTTCCAACCATCTATTAAATCATTTAATGTAACCGGAAATGTTATATTATTTGAAGAATCAAAAGTTGTACCGTTCATTAATTTACCAACATAATCTACCGTAATGTTTGAAGATAATGTTGGTCGATTGTTATTACCAGATGAAATTATTTGATATAAAATCCCACTTGAATCTGTAGTATATGTTATTCCGTTTGAATTTGCGAATGAAACCATTGTCGACGTTTCACCTGATATTGGTGCCGGTGTACAAGTAGGTGTCGGAGTTGGAGTACTTGTTACCGTTGGTGTTGGTGTTGGAGTAGCGGTTGGCGTCTCCGTTGGTGTAGCGGTTGGCGTCTCCGTAGGTGTTGCGGTTGGTGTTGATGTTGGTGTAGCGGTTGGTTGAATAGTATTACAATTTGTTAAGCTAATTATTGATCCTAAGTTGTCTGTATCTATTGCATATCTATTTTCTTCATCTTCAATTATAAAGTAATTTCCAATTTCAGTAGCATATACACTTGATAATTCCACATCTGCGTATAATACATCACCAACATTTAATGTTGGATTTATACTGTAAAATATAGAATCAACTGTTTGATTTTGACACGCCGTATATGGATCTAAATATGTCCCACCTAAATGTACTCCGTAACTATATAAAGGTGTTTCTGTTGGTGTTGGTGTTGGGGTAGGTGTATTAGTTGGTGTAACTGTAGGTGTAGGAGTTGGTGTTTGTTCCACAAATCTTGGTGCCAAGAAATTATATTGTTGTGTGATTTCAGAAAGAGATAATTGTCTATTGTAGAAATACATATTGGCAACGTGTCCCCAAGGTTGACCTGTTAAATTATTATTACCCCATCCCCAATGTGTTGTTCCACCGGCACCGAAAGCAATTGTACTTCCCACTTGTGAACCATTTATGTAGAATGTTTGAGATGAGTTAGTTCCAACCACTGCAAATTGAACCCAAATACCACCTTCAGATGAAACATCATATCCCGAATTTCTAAACTCGGAATCCCAATATCCTAATGTGTTTGTCCCATTAGGGATAGTAATTGGTGTGTATCTTGGTGAGTTTGTATAAAGTAATGTTCTAAATCCAGTATTACTTGTTAACATTCTTGCCCAAGTAATATATGTATATCCACTTGTTGGTAATGTAGGACCCGTTCCATTCACAACAACTCTATTAGTTCCTGTTGTACAATCAAAACATTTAATACCGTTAAGAACTACGTAATTCGCACCTGTTAATGTATGGTTATATCCACTTGTAATATCAAAAACAGTTGTTCCGCCAGAATAACTTGTACTATCATAAGCATCTAATTGAATAACTAAACCGTTTGTAACTAAATCTGGAATTGGTGTGTTAGTTGGGGTAGGTGTATTAGTCGGCGTCTCCGTTGGAGTAGATGTTGGTGTAGGTGTAGGTGTAGGTGTTTCAGTTAATAAAGACCAAACAACATTTCCATTTAGATATGCGTTAGTTACTGAAGAACCATTAAAATATATGTTACTACTATTTTCAAATAAACTCATGTTAATCGATTATAATATATAGTGTACCACTAACAGGTGTCAATGCGGCGTATGATGCTGATGTTATTGTTTGAATTGAAAATAAATTTGGTGATGTAACAATTTGAGATCCTACTGTGTTTGATTGTTTTGTAATATCCAAAAATGCCCCTCTTGTGTCTCCTCCTTGTTCAAAAATTCTAATACTATCTCTATATGAATCTATTATTATTCCACTACCACTTATGTTTGTATTTGTTATTGGTTTTACAAACATCATTTCACCACCTTCTTCACCAATACTACCACCAATTACCGCAATTCCATTTACATTTAATGAACCTGTTATCTGCACATCGTTTGTGGTTGACCATACTGAACCTGTTTCCGCAAATATAGAATCTCCACTTGTTCCTGATGTTCCACTTGTTCCTGAAGAACCTGATGAACCACTAGAACCAGATGTACCTGAAGTACCGCTCGTACCAGATGAACCACTTGTTCCTGAAGAACCTGATGAACCACTAGAACCAGATGTACCTGAAGTACCGCTCGTACCAGATGAACCACTTGTTCCTGATGAACCTGAAGAACCCGATGTCCCACTTGTTCCTGAAGTTCCTGATGACCCCGAAGAACCGCTTGTACCTGAACTTCCACTTGTACCTGATGATCCTGAAGTACCCGAAGAACCACTTGTACCTGAAGTACCAGATGTTGCTGCATTGTAAGATGTTCCATTGATTACAACATCACCTTGAACATTTATTGAACCGGTTACAAGAACCGAACCGGTCATTCGATGCGTATCATTTAAAGTATCTCCAAAAACAGTTGACCCACTTTGGGCTAAAGAGGTTACATGTGTAACTGACGAACTAACAATAAATTCTTTTGCGGTTATCGAACCCGTAACAATTAAATTACCATTAATTGTCTGATTACCCTGAAATGTATGTGAAACACCATCAACAATAGTATTTTTTAATGTTTCTAACGTTGTTTTATATGTTGTCACACCATCATCAAAAATAGTGAAACCCGTTAAACTTGGGTTTGTGGTGCCGGTTAAATCCTTTATATACTTGTTTGCCATTTCTGTTTTTTCTTTTAAATTGTCTACAATAAATACTTTATTTTGTTATAACTTTTATAATTTATTATTTATTCTTTTTGATTATCCATTTGGTGTAGGGGTTGGTGTAGGTGTAGGAGTTATAGTCGGTGTTGGTGTAGGTGTAGGAGTTATAGTCGGTGTGGGGGTTGGTGTAACCAAAGCGGTAATGTCGTCCACACAATCGTCCCCACATATTTCAAAATTGTAGTTATTTAATCTGGTTATAAAATTATGTCTAACGTGTACAAAATCTAACGGCTCCTCATAATATTTTATTGATTTAATATTAAAACAAGAAACTCCATTATGTATTCCATTCATTAAACCCGTACCACCTCCCCAAGATTGGATATATGGTTGTTCACCCCTATCCGACGGTATAATTTCTTCCCAATCCTCTATTTTGTAAATTGGTCTTCCATTAAGGTAAATTTTTAATATACCTAATCTTCTTTCTCTTTCTTTATTCCATTCTCTATTTAAAACTTCTAAATCGGTATAATTCGGAGTGGATCCCGTTAACCAATCGTATATACTTGTGTTTAAAGTTCTACCAGTAATTAAATCATTCCAACCACCATCGTTTTCTAAATTACAATCAGTATATCTTTTATATCTATCAAACGATATTGTTATATTAAAATCTTTTGTTGGTTGAGTAACACATAATTGTGGGGTTTGACCACTGGCAATATAAAACCCGTCACTGTAACCATTTGTTGGGTCACAAACACCTGAATAGTGATGAGAAACCCATTTTATTCGTCTATCTGAAGTAAATTGAAATGATAAATTATTATCGGAATAATTTAATGGATTATTTTCACCCCTAACACCCAAATAATAAAAAACACCACCGGATGACCATGACTGATTTTGTCTATTAAAAATAAAATCTAAAGTCCACCCCTTTTCAGTTCTTCTTTTTATTATTGGAGAACAATTATCTACACCAGCACCTGAGTCAAATTTATACGCCCACGGTTTATTATATAATTTTAACGGTTGTAAACAACAGTTATCATCATCGTCTAAAGATTGAATACAATCGATAAAATCACTATCAAACTCATCAATAATCGTACCATAGGTTAACGGATCCGACACCACAATTAGATTATTGTCGTTAGTGTCAATAATATTCGAATCGTCCGAAATGTCTAAAATGTTTTGATTTACCCTAACTTCTAAATCAAATTCATTAATAAATTCTAATAATTCATCATCTTCGGTAATAATTAAAGAATTGTCATTAATAGTAGATAATCCACCGTGAAACGCACCAATTGGATTTCTTAATGGTTCATTAAACCTATAAATTTCAAAATAGTGAGTATTATCGTCCCAAGTTGTTAAGGAAAAAATATTATTATTTAAAATGGTGTGTGTGTAACCAGTACCAAAATGAGACACAAACAAATCATAATCCACAGTTACGGTTATTCCCGAATATATATACGTATTATCATTTACTCTATTATCATATTCTCTTAATGTAATAGTCTCTCTATCACAATCAAAATTAGTTAACGATGTGTTTATCGTTAACCCCGTATATGATATCTCTTTAGATAAATCCAATACATCCGTATTATAATCTATATCGTTTTTTCCAAGTTCGTAATCATAAAATTCAGACGAATCTAACTTTAAATCCAGTTTTGACCCGTAAAACCTTAAAATATTCTGTGTGTTCATGTTTATATAAATATCTTTCGTATCATTTGATATTTATATAAAAAGTGATTTAGATGAATAATTTTATAAAACAGGTAATTGAGGAGAAATTTGCGTCAAAAGCACAACAAAGGTTCTTCTTTGCTAAGTCTAAGGGTGGTAAAAATAAGAAGTGGTCTAAGTGGGCAAAGGAATTCTCAGACGATACAGATTATAGTAAAATACCCGATAAGGTAGAAAAAGAGGTTGACGAAGTTGTTGATGATAAGGGTAATATCGCAATGAATAAAAAACCAACCAATTTCGATAAAGTAGGAATCACTCAAAATAAAACAACAGACGAGGTTGTAAAATCGGCACACGGTGCGATGGGTGCAATTGGTAAGGTTAGTGGTAGAGGAGCAATGAACACATTGAAATATTGGGCGGAATCTGACATGAGTAAGGTTTTAGGAGCAGATAAGTTATTGACTAGAGATGATGTGGATTACGAGGAAGCAAAAGATGAATATGAAGATTTAGGTATTGAAGACCCTATCGAACAGGATAAAAGAGCAAAACAATTAGGATACGACCCAAATCTACCAGACGGACAAACTAGGTTAGTTGAAAACCCTAAGAAATATATGGAGGAATATATTGAAAGTATTCTTTCAAAGAAAAGGATTGATAATGAGATTGTTTCTAATGAAACCGAGATGAAGGAAATTAGTCCAATAATTAAGAAACAAATAAAATCACTAAAAAATAGTATGGACAGTCATAATTTAACAATTAATGACATAATGAACCATTTAAAAGATAATGAATAAAGAATTAAAAGGTAGAGTTTTTAATCTTCCACAAAATATCTTAGATAAGATTAACCATATGATTATAGGTCTAAACGGCCAACATGTGGACGGATTGAATCGTGCTAAAAAATTATTATCGGATAAGACGGTAAATTACGGTCAACTTAAAAGGATTATACATGACCTTAAAAATATTGATAAAACCAATGACCGAGTTAAATATGATCTTTGTGGTGGTGAGTTGATGGAGAAATGGTCAGAACAACACTTAAAAGGTGAAAGAGACTTAGTAAGTAATAGAAAAGATTCAAGAAAAAACGCGGACTCCATGTCTAGCATTACCGGAGAAAGAAAGAACAGTCATCTTAAAAAACACACTAAAAAAGATAATTTTAAAATACCGACAAATTTAATAAAAAGTAATTCACATAAATCATCTATTTCACCAATAACCTCTTTAGGTTTATTTGAAGAAATAGAAAGAATGAAAAAATTAATGTTATAAAATGGCAACACAATTAGAAACATTGGCAGATAAATTCAGACAAGAAAGCATTGCCAGAAATACATATACCACCAAGGGTATTTACGACTCAAATCACCCAAACGCTATATCTGACGGTGACGAAAAAGGTAAAGCGAATATCGGTTCATCAATTGATATTCAAAATAGAATTAATAATTTAACCAGAAATACATATAACGAAAATAATGGTTACGGAACGAATCATCCAAATGCTATATCTGATGGAGATGAAAAAGGTAAAAATGAATTAGGTTCTTCAATAGATATCCAAAATAGAAATGAACTTTTATCTAGAAACATTTATGCTAAAAATAAAACATATAATTCAAATAGTAAAAACGCATTATCGGATGGTGACGAAAGAGGTAAAGGTGAAAACAACGGTAGTGTCGGTTCATCAGTAGACATTCAAAATAGAATTGATAACATCGGTCGTAATACTTATAATAATCAAAATGCCTATTCTATGGTACATCCAAACGCAATGTCTGATGGTGATGATAAAGGTAAAGGTGAAAATAATGGTAATGTTGGTTCATCAATTGATATACAAACAAGGATTGATGTTGTGGCAAGAAATAAATATAATGGGTCTAAGGGATATCCTGATTTTTAAAATATGTTAAACAAAATAATCTTTGAAATTCTTGAGGAACAGTCGGTCTTAAAAACAACAAGAACGAAACCTATTGTTGATGCAATCAAAAATAGGAAGAAGATTACATTTTATTATAGTGGACCAAGAAAACCTAAGAAAGATAGTGTTAAGGCCGGATATCGTGTTAAGGCGGAAGTGGTGGCTTTAGGATTAAGTAAAAAAGGTAATTTAGTGATGAGGGCATATGTTCAACCACCATCAACATCCAAAAAAGGATTTGAAAAACATGGATGGAGAACTTTCATGTTAAGTAGAATGAGTGGAACTAATGTTACTGATGAAGTTTTTAACGAAAAAAGACCGGGTTATAAAGAAGGTAACGACAATGGATTAAGTGTTACATATGTTACTACGGATTGGACAAATAAACCGGAAGTTAAAAAACCAAGAATTGTTACACAAAAACCATCAACAGAACCAATTAAACAAGTTGAACCTCCTATTGAAAAACCTCCTGTTAAAGGTGAAAAACCTACAACTAATATTGAACCAATAGAACCGTCAAGTTTACCGGAACCAAAACCAGAAAAAACTCCTGATTTAACACCACAAGATACTACTGGTCAAGATTTAAAAGATAAAGAAAAAGAATTATACGATAAGAAAAAATCTGATTGGGTTAATAAACAAAAAGAAATTGGTGGTAATATAAAACCGGGTCAAGGTACAAGAGAGAGATTTAAAAAAGAAGTTGAAAAAGAATTACCTCAACCAAAACCGGAAGAGAAACCAAGTGTTAATCCTGAAGAAAATGATGTCGAAGACGACAAAAATCTTCAAGAAAATATAAAAAGAATTAAAAGTTTAATGTTATTTTAAAAAACATTATATTATAGAAAATATTTAAAATTATGTCACAAGGTCAAGGGTCAATATCGTCAAATGAGTTAATGAAAAAATTGGTTCAAGCAAAAAAAGTTATGAACAAGGTTGATGGTGGTAATTTTGAAAGGGGTCATGTTAATGAATCTATGTTATTATCGGACCCAGAAGAGTTAATGAAATCTCAATATGGAGAGCAACAACCACAACCAAATCAAAGACCAGTAAACGGACAAGCCAGTGTTGATAAAATACAAAATTCTAAATTACCTGACGCAATAAAGAGAGCCATGATAGAAAGCCCAATTCCTCAAATTTCTTTAAACGACACTTTAGATATGGACTTCGTAAAAGGAGCAAAGCGATTAATGGAACAAGAAGGTGTCTCATCAAAAAAATCACAACCTCAACAAAAACAATCACAAGTACAAAGTTCTAATATTGACATGAACGCAATTGCTCTTATGATTGAAAATACAGTTCGTAAAGTTATGGATGAGAAATTAAATCAAATTCTTACCGCGTCCACAACGTCTTCAATCAATGAGAATTTAGTTTTAAAGGTTGGTGACTCGATTTTCAAAGGTAAAATCACAGGGGTAAATAAAGCAAAATAATTTATGGGAGAAAATCTTCATCTGTGGCACGCGGACAGAGGAACATACTACGATAGAAATGTCAATATTATTTCGTGGAGTGATGATTATCATATAAACCTCGGAAAATATAACTCAATTGGTAGAGATTGTAACTTTTTTTTACACGCAAATCACCGACCTGATTGGGTAACAACATCATCTCAACTATTAGGACCAGTAAACAAAGACATCGAAAATATGATGTTTGAAATGGGTCACCCATCATGTAAGGGTGATATTACAATAGAAAATGATGTATGGATTGGTGCTAAGTCAACCATAATGTCAGGAGTTAAAATTGGTAATGGTGCCGTTATTGGTGCGACCGCAACTGTTACTAAAGACGTTCCTCCTTATGCTATTGTCGTTGGTAATCCAGGTAAGATTGTAAAATATCGTTTTACTGAAAAACAAATAGATTTACTTTTACAAATTTCTTGGTGGAATTGGGACGAAGAAAAAATAAAAAGAGAATTCAAAACTCTTTGGTCATCTGACATTAATGAATTCATTAACAGACATTTATCTCCTGACCTAATCAATATTAGTATGTTTACTAAATGATTTTGTTTTTCCATTTTTTTTACTTATATTTTTGATATAACCTCATATTAGAGGTATTTCATTTATGTCAAAAATTAAAATTTTAGCAATTCCATCGGATAAACATGGTGTGGGTAAATTCAGAATAATGGACCCATATACTTTTATTGGTGAAAAACATTCAGATGATGTTCACGTGGACATTACATTTAACGCAGAAGATAACGACGAATACTTTTTAAATTACGATATTGTAGTTTTTCACTCCTTTATTCATCAAACAACTCACGATTCTAATGTTAACAGAATAAAATGGTTAAAATCAAAGGGTATCAAGGTTATCATGGATATTGATGATTTATGGTTTGTTGACCAACGTCACCCAATGTATCATCAAATTAAAGCATCAAGAATTGGTGAAATGAAAATCGAAATGATGAGGTTAGTTGATGCGATAACAACCACAACATCCATTTTTGCAAAAACAATTATGGATAGATTAGGTGTGAAAAACGTTCAAATTTTCCCAAATGCGGTTAATGAGGATGAGTCACAATTCCAAGTGAATACAACTAAATCAGATAAAGTCAGATTTGGTTGGTTAGGCGGGTCATCACATTTACACGATTTAGAACTGATGTCAAACGGTATTTCATCAACACATTATTCATTTAAAGATAAGGCTCAATTTGTATTATGTGGTTTTGATTTAAGAGGTACGGTTACTGAAATGGCACCTAATGGTGAAAAGAGACAAAGACCTATTCAACCTTTAGAAACTGTTTGGTATAAATACGAAAAATTCTTTACAGACAATTATAAAGTTCTGAGTGAAGAATATAAAAATTATTTACATAACTTTACAGAGACACCTCCATTCAACGATGAAAATGAACCATACAGAAGAAGATGGACTAAAGAAATTAATAGTTACGCGACTAACTATAACACTTTTGATGTTTCATTGGCGCCATTAGTTGATTCTCTTTTTAATGGTAACAAATCCCAATTAAAAGTTATTGAGGCTGGTTTCCATAAAAAGGCGATTATTGCAAGTGATGTTGACCCATATACTATAGATTTAATATCCGCGGTGGATAACGGAGTTTTAAATAATAAAGGAAACGCCCTATTAGTTAACCCTAAGAGAAATCATAAAGATTGGGCAAAACACATGAAACGTTTAATTGAAAATCCTAATATGATTGAAGATTTAGGTAATAGATTATACGAGACAGTAAAAGACAAATATTCATTAAAAAATGTTTGTAATGACAGAGTACAATTTTTCAAAACAATTATAAATAAATAAATCAAAAAACATGCACTACTTAGTAACAATCGGTTATGAAACCGAACAAATGGACAGAGAGGGTAACCCTCGTATTAAAAAATTTAAATACATTATCGAAGCGGAATCTGTGGAAGAAGCAACATTAGTTGCATCAAAATACAGAGCAGGTGACGTTCGTTCAAGTGAGAGTATTTCGGTTGCAAAAATGGCAATTGAATGTATCATTGATATGAAAAACACACCAGAATACTACAAAAAATAGTAACAAATATAACACCAACTGAATTATGGATTTCTACGGTAGAGATATACAGATAATGCGTCAATCGCAAAGTAAAATGGCTTTAGAATACCTTAATACAGTTGGTGTTCAAGTTACTTTTGAGGAATTACAACGTGTAACAGATATTTTTGTTGAGTGTTGTTTAAGACCGCAAGATAACGACTTAAAGGAGAGAGTTAAGAAGTTAGATAAATGGATTTTAGAAAAAAAAGTAAAACAGAATGACGGAGAATGATATCAAAGATTATCTTGAAAAGTTAAAACAAATTGAACAACAATTAAATTCAGATGATGATATTCAAGATTTTGATTTTTTAAAAGACGTTGATAAAGTGTTGGGTAGTTTGAACTCAGATTTAGCACAACAAATGAGTCAACCGTTAAATAATACTGTTCCATTAAATGGGGATACAGGAATTGTTACACAAGGTGTTATGGTCAAAGTTAAAAAATTAGACCCTAATGCAGTGATACCATCATACTCAAAAGTTGGTGACGCTGGTATGGATTTAACCATTACAAGAGAAATTGAAAACACCTCGTTTAGTGTATCGTATGGTTTCGGTATTGCGATGGAAATACCTAAAGGGTTTGTTGGTTTAGTGTTTCCACGATCATCTGTACGTAATCAAGATTTAATTCTATCTAATTGTGTTGGGGTAATAGATAGTGGGTATAGAGGTGAATTACAAGCCACATTTAAAAAAACCAATGGATTAGATTCACTAAAATATAAAGTAGGTGAAAGAGGTGCCCAAATTATAATATTACCATATCCGCAAGTATTTATGACTGAAGTACCTGAATTATCCAATTCTGAAAGAGGAGAAGGTGGGTTTGGTAGTACCGGAAAGTGATATATTTATAATAAATAATTTGAATTTAAATTAAAAAATTTTGGCATTAAAACCTAGAGTCGGAAAAAGTAACCAACAAACCGCCACCTTAACCTTAGACGAAAAAAAAGTTTCACACAAAGAAAAAATTCGTCAAATAATAAAAAAACCAAAAGAAAAGTTCCTTACAAAGAATCAAGAAACCTATTGGAATATTCTTGGTGAAAATCAAATAACATTATGTTTCGGTCCCGCGGGTGTAGGTAAGTCCTATATAGCAATGAAACGTGCTGTAGACCTATTACACGACGATTCTAACAAGTATGAAAAGATTATTATAGTTAGACCCGCAGTTGAGGCTGAGGAGAAATTAGGATCACTTCCAGGGGGCTTAGAAGAGAAATTAGACCCATACATTTATCCATCATATTATCTATTAAATAAAATTATTGGTAAAGAGGCTCGTGAAACTTTAAAAGACATGGGATATATTGAAGTTGCCGCACTTGCTTACATGAGAGGATGGAACGTAGACAATACAATATTAGTATTTGAAGAGGCACAAAATGCTACACCATCCCAAATTAAATTATTACTAACTCGTATTGGATACAATTCAAAATTCTTTATTTCAGGTGACTTAGAACAATCAGATAAATTCAGAGATAAAACAAAATCGGGATTATACGATGCGAAGAAAAGATTGAGTGACGTAAAAGGTATTGGTATATTTGAATTTGGAAATGAAGATATCGTAAGAAACCCAATTATTGGGGAAATTTTAAATAGATACGATTAACAATAAATTAAATATTACTTAATAAACCCACATCGTTTATCATAATGGTGTGGGTTTATTGTTTACTTATAAGTCTATATATGTTATATTACCGTATGGAAATATTCATTAGTATAGACGGTGTTTTACGAAACACAATTCAAAAATTTGACTATCACTATAACGACGCATATCTAAGTGGTGATTTACCTGAGGATAACAAATTTGAATATGGTATAACAGAACCAATTCAAAATGATAATTTATTAAATTCATATAAATTCCAATCTAAAGAGGAGTTTGAATTTTTTTTATTTATCGAATACCCAATAGAAATTTTTGGTCACGCGGGGTTAAGTTATTCAACAACGTTTACTGATTTACATAAAATTATTTATGAAAATCAAGAACATAATTTTACGTTAGTTGGTCTTGACGAATTAGGTAAATCAAAACCAGCAACATTATTCTTTTTATCTAAAAATGGTTACTTAGGTAATAACATTAAATTTATAAAAAGTGAAAACATTTCCGACACGTGGAAAAATTGTGATGTGTGGATTACAGACAATAAAAAAATTGTCGATTCGTGTCCGGAAGACAAAAGTGTTATCAAATTCAATAACACTTATAATCAATACTTTACTTATCATAAAGAAATAACTAAATTAACTGAAATACAAGAACCATGGTTGAAATTTTTGGAAAATCCTACTACATTGACCTTGACGGAATCACAGAAAAATGTAGAACCGGAAGTCAAATAAGTGAAGAAGACGGTAGTGAAGTCACCGAAGTAAACATCTTCAAATACGAAGTAATAAAAATGTGTTTAGATAGAGTTTTATCGGAGTATGAAGAAGTAGATGAGGGATTAGGTCCATTCGCACAAAACAATACTACGACATCATTTAAAATAGCTTTTAACACTTTAATAAAAAATCAAATATTAATAGAAGACAATGAGTAAAGAGAACATTGAAAAATTAGAAAGTGCGTTAACAAGATTAGACACAAATGAAAGTGTTGTTTATTTTTTAACATATGACACTAAAAACAATCCAAGAGCATCAGTAAAACACATTTACGACCTTGCACTTGTTTTAAAAAATAACGGTATAACTTCTAAAATTCTTGTGGAAGACAACACATACGGTGGTGTGTCTGCTTGGTTAGATGAAAAATACACAAACATTCCTGTGGTATCGATTAAAGACGATAAACCAGAATTAAAAATCGACGACATTTTAGTTGTACCTGAATATTATTCAAATGCCCTACAACAATTGGCAAATGTAAGATGTGTTAAAATCATGTTATTACAACAAAAAGATTACATGTTTGAAACATTACCAATCGGAAGTAGATGGAGTGATTATGGATTCGATAAGGTAATCACAACAACAGAGACCGCTAAGAAATATATTCAAGAGTATTTCCCTGAAAATTTAGTTCACATTATTCCACCGATTATTGGTGATAATTTTAGTCCGTCAGAATCCCTACTAAAACCGTTCATTGCGATTAGTTGTAGAGATAGGATAAAAAACAGAAAAGTTATTTCAGAATTTTATTTAAAATACCCACATCTTAGATGGATTACATTTAAAGACATGGTACAATTAAGTTATACTGAATTTTCAGACGCACTTAAAGAGTGTGTGGTTTCTGTTTGGATTGATGATGAATCAACATTCGGAACTTTCCCATTAGAATCTATGAAATGTGGTGTACCCGTTGTTGGTAAAATCCCATCAACTGAACCAGATTGGTTAGATGAAAATGGTATGTGGACGTACGATGAAAATAAAATTGTAGAGATTTTAGGAACATATGTTTTAGCTTGGTTGGATGGCGTTGAATTAACCCAAGAGGTAAAAGATAAAATGAGAGAAACTTTATTACCATATTCATCATCAATTACTGAAAATAATATTTTATCTGTATTTGATTCTTTTAAAAATAAAAGAATTGAATCAATAAAAAATGCTGTAGAAAAATTAAAACAAGAAGAAAATGAGCAATAAAAATATTACTATTATATTACCAGTTCACACCGTAGAGGGTGATTATAAAGAAATGCTAAAAATGGCATTAGAATCTGTTGACAACTTTCATAATGATGTTAAAGTTAAAATTGTTTGTCCGACAGATGTAAAAAATAAACTTAATGATTTTGAATTTGGTCAAAAATTAGAAGTCGAGGTTGTTTCTAACACATCGAAAGATACTGATTTTTGTAGTCAAGTAAATCTTGGTATATCCGTATGTGATACTGAATGGTTTAGTATTTTAGAAATAGATGACCAATACAGACCAATATGGTTAAGTTTGGTTAATGAATATGTAAAACATAACCCTGACGTTGATGTATTCTTACCGGTTGTGAGAGACATTAACACTGAAGGTAAGTTTATCAGTTTTACAAATGAATCCACTTGGGCATATGGGTTTTCAGAAAAACAAGGATTTTTAGATAACGAAGTATTATTAGATTTTCAAAATTACCAAACAAGTGGTGGTTTATTCAGAACAAACGTAATTAAAGAGAACGGTAATTTTAAAGAAAATATTAAACTAACCTTCCTATATGAATTCTTATTACGTTTAACTCATAACGGAGTAAAGATATTAACATTACCAAGAATCGGTTACCAACACGTAAACTTCAGAGAAGACTCTCTATTTTGGAAATACAAAAATAATGAGGAAACTAAGTTAAGTGATGACGAAGTAAAATTTTGGTTGGAAACCGCTAAGAAAGAATTTTTCTTTAAAAATAAACGCGATGTAAATTACACAACTAATTAATGCCAAGACCAAGAACCCAAAAAATTTATTTTGGTGAGGATCAAGAAAAGGCGGTAGTCATGTATCTAGAAAGTACTGATGAAGCAGAAAGAAATAAGATATTCAACGAATATTTGAGAGAACCCCTTATCATAATGGTCGAAAGTATTATTCGACGTTATAAACTTTACAGAAAAGACATGGAATTTGAAGAAATTCATACAGACACCATGTCCTTTCTTATTACTAAAATTAATAAATTTGATCATACTAAGAATACTAAGGCATATTCATATTTTGGTACCATCTGTAAAAACTACCTTATGGGGGCAATACAGAAAGATACTAAGGAACAGAATAGACAAGTATCATATGATGACATATCCTCCGACATGGAAGATAGTCCAACCTTATCTTATGTAATTGATGAGTACGTAATTGATTTTAGAGATGTCATTATAAAACTAACTATTTCATTAGAAGAATTCATGGAAAATGAAAATCTAAATGAAAATGAACAAAAATTAGGATACGCATTACTCGAAATATTCGGTAATTTCGATAAGATTTTTCAAGTGGGTGACGGAAACAAATTTAACAAAAATCTAATTCTGTTGTCCTTAAGAGAAATGACTTCTTTATCAACCAAAGAAATTAGAATATCAATGAAACGATTCAAAAAGTTATACGATGGTATTTTAGGTGGATTTTTAGAATAAATCTATTTATTGATATGAGAACACAGAAAAATAACATTACATTAGACGTAGATTCCGCCTTAGCACTAATGCAGGAAATTTATAATGATGTTGTTGAAAATAGAAACACCGCGTCCACCATTTTGAGAAAAATGATGAGTTTTATGAAAGACGCTGAGGACATGAGTACAATAGGTCCCGTTATTAAAGAACAACAAAAGATTTTAAATGATTGTACAGAGAAGAAAATTTCATTAGTTAAGTTACAAGGTGTTTTACTTAAACAAACGACAGGAGGTGGTGGTAAGAGCGGTCCGTTGGGTACGTTATCTGAAGAAGATAGAGAAATATTAGAGAAATTAATGAACTCGGATGATGATAACAAAACTACTAACTATAAACTATAATGAGTAAGTTAAAGACCACCAAAAATAAAATTAAGTCAAAATTAGAGGTCATTAAAAAATTTAATGATGAGGCAAAACCATTTGATGAGAATAGTTTTGATTTGTTATTAAAGGACTTACCGTCGTCCGATTTTATTGGTAAAAAGGTTGGTGATTTAACAAATAGTTTAAAGAAAAAAAAGGAAGAGTCGGGTAACATTTTTGGTGATTTAGTCGGGATTGTTGATTCTTTTTTGGCGTCAGGTCAAAAGGTTAAATCACAAAATCCTTTAGAAACAAAATCAAGAATTAAACAACATGCGAACGATTCAATTGATGTGACATTACAATCATCAAAACAAATTGTTCTCGATAATGTAAAAAAAATATTATTTGCTGGTGACGGTATTTGTGGAACTAATAAAAATTTTACCGGGACTCAGTTTGATACTGTTAGATTAAAACCAAAAGAATTTGATTTTTTAAATGTACTAACGGTTGACCCCAACAGCAATGTTGGTAAAATAGTATACGAACCATCAAATACAGTTACGAGTAAAGAAAAAACAAATAGAGAACTTTATACTACATTTTCAGGAACACAATATAGGTTTGATACTTCAAGTAATAAAACACTATTTGATATGAATTGGAGTAGTGGTGACCAAGAATTTATTCTTTCGGGATTAACTCAGGGAACCAGTTCTGTTCCAGTTGAAGACTTTTTAAATGACTATTATTCATCAATAGAACTTCCCGATATTTCTGGTATTACAAAAATGGCCATGTTAATGACCATTCAAGGAGACTCAAGTGAAACCCCTTTATTTACGGGGGCATTTAATGATTTGAATAGATTAATTACTAAACTATGTTCTGTTTGTGGTAATCCTAAAAAAACGAATACGTTGTCTAATCAAAACGCAATTGATTTATTTAACGAAAATGATGAAGACCTTGAATTGTATTTTAATTTTGACGATGTGGAAGGTATTGACTTAGATGATGAAAATGCTAGATATCGAAAAGTATTACGTTTTCAAGATTGTAATAATTTTGAGGTTCCTGTCAATACTGACTTATTTGAAGACTTTGTTTATTTATCAGGTAAAAAAAATTTAAATGATTTAGTTAATAGTACTTTAAATAAAGTTGCCTCAGATTCATTTGAACAATCGGACGGATCTTCAATTACTTTAGGTGATTTCCAAGTATCGATAAACAATCTTTTTATTTTAAATTTACCTAAAGCACTTATAATGAGTGTAATATCGCCAAAAATATTTTTACCAATTGTTGTTGTATATAAGTTATTTAAATCGGTAATTACATCCACCGCAAATCAGCTTGTGGAAACCGCTAAAGAGTTTATGAAAAAGTTTCATAAATTATTTAGTGCAATTATTAAAGATTTGTTTTGGAAATTTATCAGTGAATTTTGGAAAAGAGTAAAAGTAGATTTACTAAACTTCGTTTTGAAATTGGCACAAAAAATCTTAAAAAATAAATTAAAGAGATACTACGGAGTTATCGCAATATTAATCGCATTATTAACTAAAATATTAGAACAAGGTTTTGATAATTGTTATGATTTATTCAATGCCGTCATATCAACATTGACCACCGCAATTAATACATCTATACCATTAAAAATACCACCAGTTTTATTGTTAATTACACCGTTCTTACCCGGATATAGTCCTGAAAGGGCATACATGGCAGCAATTGAGGGAATGTCCGCAGCTGGAATACCTACCGGACCAATAAACGGAGAACCAAATGATTTCATTGAAGCACATAAGAAAGTTATTTTTGCGGTAAACGAAGAAGAAAATAATTTTGGTGCATTCGATGCGGTTACAATCCCAACACCCGCCGGTTTTATGGAAACATTTATTAAAAGAAGAGTTGGATAATATGGATAAAGAAAAATTAATAGAAATTGCCACTGATGTAGAGAATAAATCAAACAAAGATTTATTCGTTTGTGTAAATGAACTTTACGACGAACATCAAAAAACAAAAAACCTTATAATTGACTTAACGAGACATTTAGAGAGTGTTGAAAACCTTTATAATACCGTTAATAAAGAAGTTGAAAAAAGAATTAAGAAGTAATGAAAATAATTGATATTGCAATATGTGTTGATAATATTGACCCAAAAGGTATGGGTAGAATTCGTTGCGTTAGATACAACGATTATGTTGGAGAAAAAGAAAATTCAACAAAATACGAAAAATGGTCACAAAATGACCCATTTATTGCTTCTCCATTTTTACCAAATAATATTAATTTCGTACCTGAAAATGGTCAATCAGTCAAACTTTTAAATTACAATACCGATAATGAAAACATTAATTTAGAATACATTGCGGGTCCATTTACAACTCAGTATGATTTCAACGGTCAAACGTTTTCACAACAAATTGAAAACACCACATATGGTGTGGCAACAAAACATAGGGGGGATGTAAAAAAATCTAGTGGTGAATTTATTAAAAATAAATCTAACAATTCATTTGCTAAAGATAAAGATTTCGCAATTTACGGAAAATATGGTTCGGACATTTTATTTACAGAAAATGGAATACAATTAAGGGGAGGTAAACTTCTATCAAAAGAGGCGGCAAGTTATCTTAATAGAGAAACTATGCTAACTCATCCATTGATGGCTGACAAATCATCAAGACTTTACTTGAAAAAATTCCCTAAAAAAATGACATTAGGTAATAGAAAAGTAAAGAAAACAAATGTTGAGGTTAAGAGTATTAAAACCATCGTCGAGTATGATATTGAAGGTTCTCTTTCGAACGTAACAGGAGTCAATTTTAATGTTTATACTGTTAAAAGTGAGTATGGTGAAACATTCAAGTCCAACTTTTTTACTGAAAATACTTCATTACCGATGGCTTCGGTTAAATTAATTAATACGGACGACTCAAATTCTACTGTCACATATAGAGAAGATGTTTCTTCGGTAGAAGACGCATATAAAACAATTAGGGACACAATTTTTACAATACACGATATTGGGTTAGGGGAGCTAAATACATTATATAATAATGAAGATGAAAGACATCCTATTTTTTTTAGACCTAAAATCGGTGGTGAGTTGTCAAGATTTGGAATTAGTCAAACTGAAGATAACAATAAAAAAACAATATTAAATAAAGTCAGTGTTAGTAGAATCGGACCAAAAAGTGGATTATTGTGGTCGGCAACAAAGACAAAACCTCCTGTAACATCTAAAGATTATGTTGAGGAATTTTTAAAGATAGATCAAAATACACCAGAACAGACATTTGCCACTGTTACATCAGATAAAATTTATTTTTTATCCACAGATTTAGGTTCAAATGAAGGAGAAAGTCCAATTAATTTTAAATCGTTGGATAAGTACGATTTCACTCAAGAAGATTACATTAAAAATATTGACCCAAAAACATACTCAACTGTTAGAGGTGAAAATCTTTTAACATTACTTAGAAGTATGATTCAAGTAATTTTTACACACAGACATAACCCACTTAAACCAATTATTGGGCAAACTGAATACGCAGAAGGTGAGGAGTTGAAAAAACTTTACCAAACCGTGGAAAACGATATTTTAAATAAATCGATTAGAATCAACTAATTTGATATTTATTAATAAAAAAGATGTCATATTTCCGTTCATATTTTGAGAAGAATAATACCATCATTAAAAATTCTCAGGTTAACACCGCAAAAAACCCAACAACTGAGATTTTTTATGGTTCTGGTTTTTCTAAATTTCTATTTAAAGTCGATTTTACTGACTTAATATCTAAAGTTACTTCTGGTGAATATGTTGTTACCCCAAGTACAACACACACACTTCATTTAACAAATACCATATTTGGTGATGAGACATTCTTAGGTGCTAAAAGAGGTACGGGTAGACAAAGAACTAATTCATTTGATTTAATATTATTTCAAATACCTGAATTTTGGGACGAAGGATTGGGATTTGATTACGAAGACGGTGGGTATGACTTCACCACAGGTAATGTCACTTTCGACGAAAGACCATCCAACTGGTACAACAGAACAACAATAAATGAATGGACATCTGAAGGTGTTTATGGAACCACACCAACAATCGTTGATACAATACATTTTGATAACGGTAATGAGGATTTAAATGTTGATATAACAAGTTATGTAAACGGGATTATTACGGGAAACACAAATCATGGTTTAGGATTGGCATTTGCGGTGGTGTACCAAGACTTAACACCCGAGGTTGATAGGTCAGTTGCTTTCTTTACAAAATACACACAAACATTTTTTGAACCGTACGTTGAATCTTTCTTTAATGATAGAATTAACGATGATAGAAACAATTTTGTGGAAAAAGTCAATCAAAATTTATATCTATACGTGACTAAGGGAACTAATTTCTATGATTTAGATACTTTACCTACGGTAGACATTTTAGATAGTACTAACACTATAATATCGGGTTTATCCAACCTAACCTCAACAAAAATAAAAAAGGGGGTTTATAAAATCACATTTGGTTTGGATGGTGTGTTGTGTGACGGAAGAAGATTCTTTTTCGATAAATGGAAAGGTTTAAGTTTAGATGGTGTAGACATTTCAGATGTAACACAGAAATTCATTCCTAAACCTTATACGTCTTTATATACTGTCGGTCAAAATCAAACAGATTTAGATAGATATGTGATACAATTTTTTGGTATAAAACAAAATGAGAAAGTTAAAAGAGGTGAGAAACGCAAAATCGTTGTAACATTCAGATCTATTAATAATCCGATAAATACATTATTTGATGAGGTTTATTATAGATTATTCATCAAAGAAGGAAGAACTGATGTGATTGTTCATGATTGGACACAAATCGATGTAACAAATGAAAATTCATTTACATTAGACACTTCCATTTATATACCAAGAGAATACTATATGGAAATAAAAGGTAAGACTCATAATGAGGAAATATTCTATAATGAGCACATTAAATTCGAAATATTATCCGAGAAATAAAACTATTTATTTATTATGAAATTAGAAGAAATAATTAAAAAACATCTTAATAAGGTTGTTAAAGAAAATGAATCAACCGAAAATTACATGTTTTTCAGTAATATACAACAAATACACAGACAATGTGAAATGTTGATGAAAATGAATCCACAGGAATTAGACCAAATTATTAAAAATGGTCATGATTGGGCGGATGATCATGTATCTGAAGCAAAGAACAACATGGACCAAGTTTTTGATTTCTTTATGAACGAAACAAAACGTAACGATAAAGAAAATGTCACAGCTGATATGAATCAGTTTAGTGTGAACGAAGAAAAACAACTTGATGAAAAATGTTGGGATGGTTACAAACGAATCGGTGGTAAGAAAAAAAATGGGAAAATGGTACCAAATTGTGTACCTACAAATGAAGAAGAAAACCCATACGATGATGATGACGATAAATCGGACATCCACCCAACGGGTTCATCCGATTGGAGACACAAAAAGAAAAAAAATGAATCCACAAGTCCCGCACAACAAGCAGCAATTGCCATCAATATGAAGAAAGAAGGTAAAAAACCTAAAAATGAATCAGAAAGGGAAATGTACGAAGCTATGGAAATAGATGAAAGTAAAAACTGTCCTACAGATCCTGCAAAATGGGCAGCATCTAAAGCTAAAGCTAAAGCCAAATTTGACGTTTATCCTTCAGCATATGCAAATGGTTTCGCGGCAAAAGATTATAAATCAAAAGGTGGTGGTTGGAGAAAATGTAAATAAATGAATTTACAAGAACAGATAAGTAGAATGGAAAAAATGATGGGACTGTCCGAAGGGATGGTTCAATCAAATGCGTGGAAACCAATAGGAAAAACGATAGAAATTCTAAAAAATAAAAAAAAAGTTCTACTATTAAGTTGTTCTAACAGATATAATTGGGATGAGAAAAATGTCGACGTACCCAAATCAAAATTATTAGCAACATATATTCACGAAGAATTGGGTGATAATTCAACTCTAATTGATGTTACCGACCTTAAAATATTACCTTGTGAGGGTAACGTATCGAGAAAAGAAGGTAACAGTTGTGGGGTATTAAAAGCAAAATTAAAAGATAAAGACAAAAACCCAAGTGGTGAACACAGATGTTGGGTTAACATTAACGAAAAATCAGACGAACTTTGGAAAATATCTAAAGAATTACTTGAGTCTGATGCGGTTGTTTTCTTCAGTTCAATTAGGTGGGGTCAAACCAATATGTATTATCAAAATTTGATTGAAAGATTAACATGGTTACAAAATAGACATTCAACTTTAGGTGAAAGCAATATCATTAAAAATATAGAATCTGGATTTATTTGTGTTGGACATAATTGGAACGGAGAAAATGTTAATAATACTCAAATGAAGGTTCATGAATTTTACGGGTTTAAAATCAATAAAGATTTATATTGGAATTGGCAATACACTAAAAATGTTCATGAAGAATCGTTAAAATCATATAAAGATTCTCACGATAAATTCATAAAAGATACTAGAATATAATATGAAAATTATCATAACCGAAAATCAAAAGAAGAAGATTATGAATAGTAGTAGTTGGAAGGAAGTTAATAACAGACTCACCAAAACATATTATTTCAAAGATTATAAGAAAGTTATGTCATTTGTTGATGGGGTAATGAAGATTGCCGATAAACAGAATCATCATCCAGATATGACCGTTCATTATGACCATGTGAAATTATCAATTACAGACCACGATAAGGGTAAAGTATCAGACAAATGTCATAAATTCACTAACGAAGTTGATAAATTGTCTTAAAAATTAATATTTATAATTATGAAAATAGTCGTTTCAAAAGAAGATAAAGAATATATAGTAGAATCTATAAAATCAGGAGAAGTTTTAAGAGAAGACCTTGCAAGATGGTTTAAAGAAAAGTGGGTAGATGTTAGTAAAAAGGTAGATGGTAAACACCCACCTTGTGGCAGAAAAGATGCTGATGGTAAATCCTATCCAAAATGTAGACCTTCTAAAAAGGTATCTAAAGAAACTCCAAAAGTTGCATCATCTTATGATAAAAAAGAAAAGAAAGCAATGACATCACAAAAAAGAAGAGCGGAAAAAAAGGACCCTAAGGTTGGTAAAGGTAATAAACCAACAATGACCAGATTTGACGAACAAAAAACTAAAAAAATGATTATAAGTATAACTGAAGACCAATTTGAAAGATTATTTGAATTTAACGAAGAGACTCCTGTTTTATTATTTGAGGATGAATTTGGTTCAATCGAAAAAACCAACCTCGAATCTACCAATATGTTAAACGAGGCGGAATACCAAGGACGTAAGGTTCAGTTAGGTAAAATAATGCAAGGTGACATCAAGAAGTTTAAAGTATATGTTAAAAACGATAAAGGTAAAGTCGTTAAGGTAAACTTTGGATTTGGTGGTAAATCTGCTAAAGGTAAAAGAATGGTTATTAAAAAGAATAACCCAGAAAGACGTAAATCATTTAGAGCAAGACATAATTGTGAGAATCCGGGTCCACGTTGGAAACCAAGATATTGGGCTTGTAGAACTTGGTAATTAATAATATTTCACATCAACCCCACATTCAAGGAGGAGTTGGAGAGATTTCTTTTGAGATTCATCCCACTTCTCCTTATTTTTTGTAGTACATACCTCTTTACAGTAAACGATTTTAATCCCACTATTCACTATACCTCTGGCACAGTCCATACATGGTAATCCAGAGGTAAGATATATTGTTGAGTTTTTTAATGGTGTACCCACCCGAGCGGCATTATAAATGGCATTACGTTCAGCATGTTCAAACCAGAAGTATTTTTCAGGTCTTTCCTGACGTTCTTGTAATGAATCGTCCAAACCCCTTGGAAATGAATTATAACCCGTAGAGAGGACCTCATTATCGATTCCTACGATAACGGCACCTATCTGTGTAGATTGGTCCTTAGATTTCAGTTTTACCTGTTCTGCGATGTTCAAAAAATATTCTGTCCAATTCATTATATTAACTTTTGTGGTGACCAATACCAAACCCTATTATCTGAATATCTATTGAGTGACCAAGCATCCTTTTTTTCTTTTAATTTACTTATTTGTAGTAAATCTGTGCGATTTCTAATATCAATACCGACGTTATAACCACCTTCAGATTTTTCATAGATAGTATTGTTCATTGGGGGTTCATATTTTCCCTCATCATCTAATTTTAACATTTTAATCATCTCATCCTTCTTCATTTTACACTCAATACCTCTTGTGTGTATCATTTTTTCAAGGACGTCCAATCTTAATTTACTATAATCTACTTCAGACATAACGCAAATATAAGAAATATTCTGGAATATACCAAAAATAAAAAACCCCCACATTTCTGTGAGGGTTTTTAGTATGATAAATCATTAAGATTATCTTAAAGTATCCAAACTGAATGTTTGTAAACCACTTACGTTAATCAAACCAAAGTAACGGTTGTTAACCATTTTCTTAGCGTATCTAGTCATGATACCCTTGATTGGAGTGAAGTTAAATGGATTGTACATTGTTGGAGTTAATTGTAATGGCACATATGGTGCGTATACATAACCTGCATCTAACAAAGATTTACCTTTGTGACCGATTAAGATTTTACCTGCTGGGAAGTAAGGATCACGGTATACTTGGTAGCGACCTGCCAATGAACCGATTTTCTCGATACCCATGTTGTAAGAATCTTGCTCAGGAGCTGCGTTAGAAACGTGGAAATACTCTAAATCATCGAATACTGCAGAAACTTCTGAAGAAACAACGATCCAGTTAGCACCACCTCTTAACGTAGTCTTGTGGATTTGTGCAGAGATTTGGTTAACTTTAGTAACTAAAGTTTGGTTCCAATCTTTTTGAGTGTAACCTTGGAACGGAGTGTTTCCACTAGCACCATATTTCCACTCATTGTAATCCCATTTTGCAGTCCAAGCCGCACCTTTACGTAAGTCACGTAAGATTTCACGGTCAACCTCAGCAGCGATTTGCTCAGATAACAATGCTGTTAATTCAGCCTCAGCATCGATGTTGTGGAACGCACTAACGTCTTGTGCCAATTCTGGAGACCAGCTTGCTCTTAATTTTCTTTCAGTTACAGAAACTGTTACTGATTCTAAATCAAAAGAAACCTCACCAATTTCATCTTCAAATTCTAAAGATGCGTATTGACGATAAGTTACTTGGAAATCTGTTTTTGCTAATGTAGAACTTGCTACAACGTAATCAGAGAAACCTGAAGTTGCAGAGTAAGCTTGTAAATCAACATTGATGTAGATGAAACCATCACCATCACAGATATCATTATACTTACCTGTTACACTTGAAGATCTTTGACCGTATTCAACAATACCTTTACCGTATTTCTGAGTTACGATATTGATTGGTAATTCTTGAGTACCAGTGTGTCCAGTTAAAGCTGCATCAATACCTTTTACAGTTAATGAAGCTAAAAACTCTTCAGTGTCCATTTCGTTACCGTTAGGACCTGCTAATTTTCCAGCACCTGTTTGGGTGAAACCAGAAACTTTCAAAATCACGTTAGATACTGAAGTACCTGTTGCGATTGCTGATGCCGCTGAAGCAACACCTGCAGAGAAAGTAACCATATCAGCAACAGTTGCGGAAACTGTAGTGAATGAACCTTTTGAATAATCAAAAAGACCTTGATCGTTTGCGTCAGATCCTTCGTAGAATCTATCGTACAAGTTAGTACCTGTGTAACCAGTTGTTGCACTTGCTCCACCAGCTCCACCAGGGATACCGTAAGGTGCGTAGTGACCGTTACTTGCGTTTCTTTCTTGAATTTTAGGTACGAAGTAGAATAATTTACCGATAGGTAAGTTCATTGCTTGTACTGAAACGATGTCGTTTGCTAATAATTTAGAGAATACACGACGGATAATTGGGAAAACTACTGTCTCGAAAGAACCACTAGCATCAGAAACTGCTGCTTCGTTGATTAAATAAGACGCTTGGTTTTCATACAATTGCGCGATGTTATCTTTTTGGTGACCGTCTAATCCGTCAAGGAATCCTAAGTCATCCCATTTTTTGATGGTATCTTCTTTGATAACTCTAAGGTGTTTTAAACCGATGTTACCTACCATACCTGATTCTAATAATGCTCCCATTTTTTGAATATTTGTTTTTTAGTTTTTATTATTTTATTTTTCCCATTAAATCTTTCATTCTCTTGAATTGTGGGTTTTCGTAAGCTTTCGCTTCAGCCAACACTTGTTGAGATGATGATGTTGATGGAGTGTTAGAGATTTTTTCAACAACTGTTTCGGTAACTGTAGTTTTTGTACCTAATTCAGATTTGATAGTGTTGAATAAACCTTTAGATTCATTCATAGTAGAAACTGAATCAAATCTCTTTAATATGTTCAATTTCTCTTGTTTTGTTGTTGAATGTTCAGTGAATAAACGTGTAGCGTACGCTAAGTTTGCATTGAACACAGCAACTTCGTTAAGTTTTTCCTTGAAAAGAACTAACGCCTTTTTATATTCAGCATTTTGTTTCTTTAAAGTTTCAACCTCTTCGTTGATTCCAAAAACACCAGAACCTGCCTTGTAAGTTTTCTTACTTGGTAAACCTGCTCTATTAGCACCACCCTTATTTCCATGAGGGTTTGATTTAGTTCTCGCAGCTTCTGTAGCCTCAACTTTCTCAACGTCAGAATCTTCCTCTTCAGACATTTCACTATCTTTAGATTCTTCTTCCTCTTCTTCATCTAATTCAATTTCGTAAAGAGTTTCATCTTCAGCCATATCAGAATCCATAGTATCATCAGACATTTCGTCCATGTTCATACCCATTTCATCTCCAACCTCAGTTTCTTCTTCACCATCAAGTTTGATGATATATTCGTCTTCGCCAGTTGACATTTCAACGTTATCTCCGTCTTTCTTAACTACGATACCATCTTCTGGTTTCATTGCTTTGAAAACTTTCAATACTTCGTCGTCAGATGCTCCTGTCATGTCCATAAAGTCATCTTCGTCATCCATTGACTCTTCACCATCTAATGATAGTTCGTCGTCTAAAGATGGTTCTTCTTCTGAATCGTCAGATGCTGGTAATTCCTCACCATCTTCTTCAGAGTCTAAAGAATCGATTCCTTTAGTTGGGTCTTCGTTATCGAGGTCGTCTACATTTTCAGAATCGTCGGCATTTGCCTCATCATCTGACATATCATCTGTTTCCTCTTCATCAGAATCGGGTTGTTCAGACATTTCGGTGTCTTTTACTTCCTCTTCCTCTTCTTCCAATGATTCTTTAAGCAAATCGTTTAGTTCTTGCTTCATTGTTGACGCAAGTATACCTTTTGCATTTTGCTTCACGGCTTCTTCAAGAGTTTGTACTTGAAGTAACGCATTTTCTAAAATTGATTTTTCGCTCATTGTGAAATTTTTGTTTTTATTATCTTATAAATACTTTGATTTTATGAAAAATTTACTTTTTCAATATAACTACACCAATAAAATTGATTATTTGGATAAAAAACTATCCAAATTACCCATTAATTTAGCCATTCTATTGTCGAGAGTTGGTTTCTTCACTTCCGCCTCTTGATATTGTTCTCTTTCTGACGGATCACTAAAAATGTAGGCACCGGGTGTTGATGGTGACGATACTAAATCGAAACACACCAACTCAAAGTCCTCCTGAACAATATTTTGTCCTTTTACATTTTTAAGTGAACCAACACCACGAGAGGAGATACCTAATGTTGCACCATTCATTATTAACATTGCGGCTTGGTCACCTTTAGTAGATACGATACCCATCTTCTTCCAACCTGGAGAAGTGAATAATTTTATCTTACCCATAAGGATTTTACCGTCCCACCACGTTTCAAGAATTGAATGTGATACCCTATCTAAGTCGATAAGTGAAGATGAAGGGTGATTTAATTCATTTAACGCACCACCCTTCTTAATAAGATTTTGATATTTTTCGTTTTCTCTCTTTAATAAGACTTCAGGGTATATTCTACCATTCTTATTTGGAGTGTCGTATTTTTGTAAAACGGCAAAAAGAATAAGGTCTTCTGAGAAGTCCAAATTCTTCATTTCCGATATAATTTTCTTGTTGTCGTCAGGAGACACATGGCCAGCGTCATATTCAATCAATATTCCGTGTCCTGTTTCCTTTGGTCCTAATATTTTCATTTATGGAATTAATATTCCTATAAATACATCAATATCTAAGTTATTTTTTAGTTTTATAAAAATTGAACAACTTTTTGTCGTTTAAACCATCTTCCACCAAGTTTTCCATAAGATTTTTAACCATATGTTTCACTTCTTTTGATTTAACATCAAATTGCCTATCAATGTATAGAGTCACCTCTAAATTCATGAAAGACCTTTTTTCAAGTTTTATTCCTTTTGTTCTTATATCCAAATCAACAATAGATTGTTGTTTAAAGTGTGGATTTTGTAAATTATAAATTATTTCTTTTATTTTACGTCTTGATTTAAGAATCGTATGATCAAAGTCATCCGTTTCATTATCTGGTTGTAACCAAGAATTTAATTTTAAGTAAATTGTCTTTAAGTTTTTGTAATCTACGGTACCATAACCGATTTTTACATCTTGGTATGTCCCTAATGGGATATACTTTCCATTTTTCATTATTTCATCATATTATTTTATTTATGGTGTAATAAAAATATAAATAAAAAAACTTATAAATCCAAAAAATATTTTGTATATTTTAGAATACTTATATATTATGATTGTAATTGATGTAACAAAAGAAAAAAGTCTTGAAAGTGCACTTAGAACTTATAAACACAAAGTTCAAAAAGTTAAACAAGTCCAACAATTAAGGGAAAGAAAAGAATTCGTTAAACCCTCAGTTATTAAAAGAAAAGAAAAATTAAAAGCGGTGTACGTTCAACAAATAAAAAATGGTCTTAATTAAGACCATTTTTTAATTCATTTAATCTGTAGTAATTATATTTTGAAGGTTTCATATCCTTTACTTCCTTCTCCACATTTGATAACTTATTTGTTAAATCCGTATCATTTGATTCACTTAAAAGTGAACCTACTTGAGTTAGAATACTTTCTTTAAGTTCTGTGGTTTTATTATTTAATTCATCTTCACTTAAAGAAAGAATGTTTTTTAATTCTTCTTTCTGTGATTCATTCATTGTATTTGAATACAATACGTTAAAATTATTTGCTAACACTGCGTGTAACAAACTTTCGTTTGGTGTTACACTACTAGAAACACTCTCAACAATATCTTTTTTAGTTATTAAATGTTCAACCAATTTTTTCTTAGCCTTAACCTTCTTTTCTAAATTCGATAGAGTATCTTCTTCAGATAAGTGATCTAACGCAGTATAAATTTCATTTTCGTTAATTTCAGAAACATTAACTTTCTCGTCCAATGATTGACAAAATCCTTTAAACTCATTAGTCATTTGTTGTTTTAACATAGACCCCATCCCCTCAACGTATAATTGAGCAGTTTCCTTATCTTCAAAATATTTGTTCTCTATTTCTTCATAGAATAGATAAAGTTCTTTAAAACTTTTATTTTCTTTAATTGTACCCAATATATCTTTTACCTCTTTCTTATTTTGTTTAGAATAAGATTCGGTTAATTTTGATAATATCTTAGATTTTAATAATCCGAAATTTTTCATTTTTGTTCGTTTAATATGTCGTTTAATTTAGTTTCTATCTCATAAATATTCTGTTGTGCCTTATTAATATCAAATAATTGAGATATATCATCTCCCTCACCCAACATACCTAATATTTTTGATTTTTTAGACTCACTTAATGGTCCTTCTCCTCCCGGTGGTTCAGCTGCCGGAGGTGCTCCTCCTCCCATATCCATTCCACCACCATCTGGTGATTCACCACCACCTGCCGCTTCAACTTTTGCTCTTTCTTCTTCAGGTATACCGTATTTCTTATCCACCACATCAAAGACACCAGAACGCTTAATGATATTTTGTGTATTTGTTAACTCAAATCCCATCGCCCTTTCAAGTCTTTGTTGTTGTAAGTCTAAAACAACTTCAGACTCACTCATACCCAAGATATTCTTTTTAGCCCATGTATGTGACACAGGTAATATACCAACTTGTGATTGGTCAGAAGTTGCGTCTTTATATAAAGTGATTTTTTCTTTCCATTGTTCAATACGTAATAAATCAGATTGTGCCGATGGATTTGTTAATGATAAATTAAAATTATTTAATTCATCTTCCATTCCCGTTAGGTAAAGATGTATTAATGCGATTTTATTTAACTCTTGAATTAAAGATTTTTGAATTCTATTAATTGTACGAGCAAAACGAATATCCATTAATGCTAAACTCTTACCCTCACCAACAACCTCCTCAAATCCTAAAAATGCTTTAGGTATACGTAACGCAGCCAATAATTTCTTTTGAATATATTCAATATCGGCAATCTCACCTAAATTTTGTGCTCCGGGTAATGTTTCAATTGGGTTTGTTTGTGATGGGTCACGAACAGGTATGAAATAATCTTGGTCAACCGCCATTTGATTATATCTCATATCTACTTGACCGTTACGTGGGTCAGAAATCTGATCTCTTTTAAATTTGTTCGCTACACGTTGTACGTAAGGTTCAATGTCCTTATCATCCATATTACCAACGAATACTTTGAATACACGTCTCTCAGGTGCTCTTGATGTTCTGTAAATTAACATCGCATCTTCAGCAAGTAAAAGTTGTTTCCAAATACGTCTAATCTTATCTAACATAGAAGTACCATAAGGTAACTTTCTATCATCACCTAATAATCTAAAGTGTGCTATTTCCCAAGCTTGGAATTCCATTTCTTTGGTTTTCCAATTAAATCTTAATTCTCTTGATGGTACTTTAGTGTCTCTAGTTTGAGTTGGTTGTTTTGATGCGGCACCTTCGATTCTTTCAATCTCAATATTTGGAAGTTGTTGACAACCAACAATTCCTTTCTCGGGGTCTATTTTTAAATAAACAAAATCATCACCATACTTACAAAGACCTCTTGTCCACATTTGTAAGTTTGTATTGATGTCTAACTTGTCATAAAATAATTCTTCCAATATTCCTTTGATTCTTTCGGAATCAGAATATATTGTTAATATTTGACCCTTCTCAGACATTGTTGTAGATTCTTCAGAATAGATATCTAAAGCGGCGGAAATTTCAGGTGTGAACTCCATAGATTCATAGTCATAATACGCTGATATTCTATTTGGTTCATAATATACCGATTGATTATATAGAGATTGGTCAAGTTTTGTCCACTTATCCGCAATGTAAGAACTTTGTTGTGCTTGCAACATTGCCTTTTCATATTCTTCTCTACTATCTGTTTTTAATAATTCGTCTTTACTGAAATTAAATGACGGAGTCTTGTCAACTTTCGTTTGACCCGGATATCCGAACATCTTGGTTAATTTCTGAAAAACTGTTAGATTCTGATCTGCCATGTTTATAAATAGTTTTCTTTAAGAATATATACTTTTTTATTTGGATTAAAAAGACTATTTCGATTTACCAAATAACCAAGAATATTCTTTATACGCCTCTTTTGGAACACCAGATGGGTTATTTTGATAATAAATTTGATTATTATCCATTCCCATAGACCCTATTTGGTCAAATGCTGTACCATAAGAATAAAACGACTTATTTGGTTCGTATGTTCTTTCGGACATAGTCCAAGAGTCCAACATAGCCTTATTTGCGTTTTCATTTTTTTCCAATTGATTGAAAGACATATCCGCGACATATAAAGCCATTGATAACCCCATAATCGCATCATCGTGAGTCCCCTTCATGTGGTCGGGTCTACCGTTCAAATATACGAACGTATTAAGTTCATTTAATAATCTACTTGACCTTACCGCAAATCCCTTTCTTAACTGTTCTTCAAACGCAGCAACAATTTGTGTTCTTTTATTATTAAAACTAAGACCTGGTATTTTTTCCATAGCCTTTGAATTATACTCCCATATGTTTTTGGTATTAATACCATCAATATATAAGTTCTTATAATTCATTTCTTGTAATTTTCTAGATGTGGCAACTCCCATACCTCCCGTTATATCAATAACAATAAACGCTTCGTATAGTATACCCCATTTATAAGCCACCGATGCCAAATCGTCCGGTGGTATTTTACCAATATATTCGGCGACTTGTTCCCTCTCATCAAAATCAATAATACTAATCGCAGAAAAGTCCTCACTATCCCCTCTACTTACATCGACACCCATAATATAACGATGACCTTGAATTGGTTCTTTCCATTGCCAAAACGTACCTTGCATGTATTTCTCTTTAGGTACACGAATCATATTTTTAGCAATATTCTCTTGGACGTCTCCGGGAATAACCCCATCACCCGAACCTAAAAAGTCACATTCTAATTCCTGAGCAATCTTACGTCTATCATATTTAAATTTCTTAGACATTGATTCAAACCAAGATGAAAACGGTTTGTATCCTCCCTCTTCCAATTCTTGATATTTTTCCATATCAAAATCGTACAACACAACTTCATTGTCGTCATATTGTTCTCTATTTAACATGTAGTGACAGATATCCTGACACTTAACCCAACGTAAGTCTTTAGTATAACGAGGGTCTTTAAACCACCTTAAATCGGTAATATGAAAATCATTCACTCCACGAATTGCTTGGTCGTAAACACCGTAATAGATAGGGTCATATCCATTTGGAGTTGATACAAGGATAATCTTACCTCCCGTTGATAGGGACGCCATAGATGCTGCCCAAAAATCGTCACCAGCTTCAATATATGCTGCCTCATCAAATACAAGTATGGTAGGTGTATAACCACGTAAGGCATCGGCAGATGTTGCCACCGCTTTAACTTCACATCCATTATTTAATTTGAATCGACTTTCAGAGTTTTTATCTACTGAGAACCCAACATTAATCCAATCTGGCCATTGTTCTAAGAAGTGACGAACTTTATTCGCCATTTCCACCGCAGTATCTTTCTTATTAGCGATTAATAAAACTCTTTCGGGTTCTGTTGCCTTTGCTGTTTGTAGTTTGTGAGAAATCCACGCCGCAGTTACGGTGGTTACCCCCGCCTGTCTATATTTTCTTGTGATATTCTCATTATATGTTTCATAGTCATTTATTAACTGAATTTGGTCAGGAAATAACTCTAACGGAACGTATTTTTTTTGAGTGTTGTCATATGTTTGAAGATAGGTCCTTAACGCATAAGGAACGTCTTTCATTATCTTCGCATATTCTTTTAACTGTTCTAATTTAGAATTCATATATGTATAAATACAAAAAAGGAGGTTAAAAACCTCCTTTGTATTATTCTTAGTCAGGTCTACGTATACCCATACCACCTAAAAAATCGTCAAAATCATCATCATCAGTTTCATCACTGATATTGTTTAACTTATCATCGAACTGATTCATTGTTTCTGTGTAATCGTAATCCTGTAATTCTTGTTCAATTGCTCTATATAATAAACCCATTAAATTTTTACCATTTTCTGAACCTGAAATAATTTCCTTCATTAATATTAAAAACTCCTTCGCTGGTTTTTGAATAATGTGTGAAAATAATAACAATTGAATTTTATATTTTTCTTCGTCGACTAAAACTTCCTCAGGAAACTGTCTTCTAACTCTTTCCCAAATTGCGGGACCTAATCTTAAGTCCCACATTTCTTTTTCTAATGTATCTTCACTATCTTCAATATCGGTAAAATCTTCTTCATTACCTTCTTCATCTTTTGGTCTACCTTGAATTGCCAATAACTCCATAACCCCTTTAATTAATTCATGAACTAATATTGGAAAGTTAACACCTCTAGCAACGATTGTCGGTGGGTCAGTTTGTCTATCTATACTTTCCTTCCCTCCGATTTGAGCTTCTCCTCCTCCGCCACCCATCATCATTTGCATGGTTTCATCACTTAACTGCCAATATAATGAATCGTTAATTGACATTAATATACCATATTGATTTACTAAGTTTTCAGAACCTGTAATTTGTCTAATTTTTTCAGCAACATAATGATACATGTAGTGACCCTTTTTAGATGCTCCCTGTACCATTGCGTTTATTAAACGTCTCTTTGCCTTTTCTAAACTTAACGTTTCTAATTCATTGAACAAATCTTGTTCTACGTTTACTTCTTGTTGAGATTCTTCTTCTCCTCCTTGTTCTGATTCTTTATTAAAATCATCAGTACTTATTTCACCAACACCAACGATTTTAGCATCAAACTGAACATCACCCTCTTCTAATCCCATTTCTTTCATCACCAATTCAATTGCCAACGATTCTAATTGTTCTCTATATTGACTTTCAGTTCTAACGATTTGATTGTGAGCGTTCATCATTGTCTGTGCCAATGGCATAACCCCTTCACTACCTCTTAATGTTGTGTTATCACCTGTATATTGTCTAACTCTTTGAACGACATCTTTGTATCTCTCAGACGCCAATAATTCCTGAAAATTTTTATTAGGTTCTTCTCCCGTGTTAGGTAATGGAACTTTTTTCAATGGCGTATCTCCTTGAGCCAACTTATCTTGTAATCCTTGGTCAGGTCTGTCCTGTGTATCAAAATCCATCGCCATCTCTTTCAAATTTTCTTTGATTAAAGATAACAATTTTTTCTTTGTAAATGACATTTTATTTACTTTTTTTAGTTTCTTTTAAAGCTTTAGGTTTTGGATTTGGTCCAGGTCCTGGTCTAAATGGAGTTTTTCTTGGGTCTTTGTTTGGTGTTGGTTTTGTACCCGGTTCCTTTGTTGGTGCGGGTTTTGTTGTTGGAGCTGTTTTAGGTTCCGCAGCATCTACAATCGAATCGTAACTCATAAATTCAGGAACCCCATTATGTCCTTTTTTAACCTTAGGACCATGTTGTACCATTGTATCTGATTCGTTAAGTTTAACACTTATTAATTCCATAATTTCATTTTTAGATGTGAAACTATGATACTTATTTTCCACTAATTTCTCAACCCATTCTTTAACTTCAGAAGATTTTTTAACTTCCTTCTTCTGCCCTTTTAATATTTTAAAATCTTGACCATCAATTTTACCATTGTGGTTCTTATCTAATTTCTTTTGATTACCTTTTAATTCTTCAGAAACTTCTTCATCCTCACCGACAACCCTAATGTTTTGTTTTGGGTCTTTAGCAGCAGCTTGTAATGCGGGACTTTTTGAAATATCAGCCATTGTTGCCGTCAAACCTTCACCTAACATTCTTTCAGATAACTCTAAAAGTTGTTTATCAGTAAACCTAACTAATGTCTTTTCTGACATTCCTTCCTTGATTAATTTCTCTACTAATGTTGACCTTTTCATACGTTTTTGAATTTTATTTCTTCTTTTAAAAGAATGTAACTTCTTTGTTTTAATTTTTTTGTAACATTTTCCATCGACTCCCCAAATTTAAAGGTCAGTCTATTAACTTCCACTTCAATATCAAACTTTTCCCACGCTAACGCAATCACACCATCCACAGCATCAATAACTCCGAAATAATCGGAGTTTTGAATTAATTCTAAATCTAAATCAGTGTTCTTTAAAAGACCCACCAATTTGACATATTCAATATCAGGAGATTTTGTTTTTGCGGTTGCAGATGCGGGTATTACGAACCACTCATCTATGTCAATTTCAGATGAATCACTAAAAATAAATTCATATTGTTTCTGACCTTTATAATCGGAACCAATTTCATTGACATAAATTAGATTCATTTTAGTTAAAATATTTACTTAATCTTTCACCAATTGCTTGATTTATATCGTTTTTTATTTCTTCTAAATCCAATTCTTTTAGTTCGTCTTTCTCTTCTATACTACCCAAGTCTGAATAGTTTGATAAATTAATTTCTTCTGCTTCAATAGGTGTGTTAATAAAAGATTCTAAAGCATCCATTGAGTCGTACTCATTCATTTCTGCTTCGGGTTCTACCGCAGGTTCTTCAGAAGGAACTTCATCTTCCGCAGATGGTTCTTCAGAACCCATTTCCTCTTCTTCTCTTTCGAATTTCTTTCCTATTTCTTCAATATCTTCATCGTCTAAATTATCTAATTTAACCGCGGAAATAACCATATTTAAAATGTACTTAATATCATCACTTTCCATTTTATCCTGTAAATCTCTTAGTTCTTGACCTAATTTACCAGCAAA